ACTTCCTCCTCGAATCTTAGCCTCTTGGAGAGTCAGCAACCTGCAAACAAACTTGATCAATCACTAAATAGAGCATTACGCTGATTCTACATATTGATACAAAACCCCTTGACCGTAAACACTTCAAGGCTTTTGTATCTTGGACTACATTCTGAATTTGGAATTGCTGATTGATGACACGCTCTAATTCTTCAGCAATTTCTGCGATTAATTTAAGGCGGCACCCAGATTTGAACTGGGGAATGGAGGTTTTGCAGACCCAAGTCCCACAACATCTAAACACTGATTATAGGGGAGCTTGACAACCCCGTAAATTAATTGGCTTGAATTTGGCTTAAACCCATTTGTTTTAGTATTTCTGTCATCTTTTTTGATAACTGTAACTGTTCCTTCATCTTGTCAACACTTATCGTTATTAGCTTAATAGCTAATGGAGCTATGTCCTCTGGCTCTAAATGCTTTATAACGATACTCTCAATCATGCCTTTGTCTAAAGTTTGGCTTACGGCTTGTTGGTAAGCTTTGCTGGCTTCTTTAACATCCTTAATTTCATCATTTTCAAAATAATAATTTAGTTCATCTAGGGTAACATTCCACATTTTGGCAATAGTCTTCATATTGTCCCATTCAGGCGTAGAGGTCTTTTTGGGACTTGTCATTGTTTGAATGAAGCCGTGAGAAACTGTATTGCCCCCTAAATCAGAAAACCACTTTGCTAGTTGATCTTGAGTCATTCCCAGTTCATCTTGCTTATCTACAAATAATTTGATTAATTTTTGTCGGTTTAGCATCTTGATTGTTGTTAAAGGGGTTTATCAATTAATAACATCGAGCAACATAAATTGGCAAGGCTGTAAAGCAAAATAGACACTAAAATTGCAAGCTTGACAACTCTAGTCAGTTGTGAGATGATAAACTGTAGTTTAGAGAGGATTAATTGTGTCAAAACAAAGACATAATAATGATGCCTACTACACCCATGCGGGATTGGTGAAGGCATTACTGGATAACGTGGAGATTAGTGGGACTGTGTGCGAACCCTGTGCGGGGGAGGGGCATATTGCATATCAGTTAACTGAGTCTGGGCTTGAAGTGGTTTCTAATGATGTTGATATGTCGCTAGATTATCCACACCATGTTCTTGATGCCACCACCAACTCTTGTTGGGACGTGATGGGCGAAGGGAAGGAATTTAAATGGACAGTAACGAACCCTCCCTACCGTCAGCCCGACTGCCAAAAGATTATTGAAAATGCCTGGGAGTATTCTAAAGTTGGTATCGCAATGCTGTTGCGGTTGACTTATCTTGAGCCTTGTGCTTTATCGTCTAAGGATGTCATTAACTGGACTCAACGCTATCCAGATCGTGAGTTGAGTTGGGATGACCTTAATGGTCGCGCACCATTCCTAAAATCAGCCCCACTTTCTCATCTGCTGGTATTTAATCCCCGTCCACAATTTCGGACTGACACTAAGGGGACTGACAACACAACCGTTGCTTGGTTTGTTTGGCAAAAAGACTGGGCTGAAGGTACTCAAATCGAATTTATTACGGACTGGAAAACTAATGTTTAAAAACTGTACTTTTAACATCAATATCTTGCCTGATGATAAGCACCAGCAAGAGCAATCTGATAACTATGTCAAGCTTGGTGATTTTGATTATCAAGAGCCAACCGAGTCTTTGCTTCAAGAGTTACATTTGGTTAAGGGGGCTGATTATTATTGGCAAAATAATAGCTGGCTTGAAGCTTGTGAGCTATGGGTTTTGCCTACTCGTTTTGGGCAAGTCTATGATGCAATCCATTCTTCTGCTGGTGTTCTTATTTGTCAAGCAAATGAGGATGTGCTTAACTCTAGCTTGTACAGGCTACTAAAAGAGCATAAAACTGTCAGGATAGAATTTGTCACCGATGCGATCTATAACATCTATAAGGTAAGTCAAAATGCAAATTAACACAGTAAACTTGGTGGGTCGGCTGGGACGCGATCCGGAAATTAAGTTTTTTGGATCGGGTAAAGTTAACGCAAAATTCCCTATCGCTGTTAACAACCCATTCAACAAAGATCAAGCCGATTGGTTCAATGTTGAGGTGTGGGGAGAAAAGACAGTTGATGTTGTTGCCAAGTATTGCAAAAAAGGCTCCCTAGTTGGCTTGACAGGTTATGTCAAGATTGAGCACTGGGACGATACAAGCACTGGTGCTGCCCGTTCTAAGCCAGTTATTAATACTGACAACATTTATCTTTTGGGTGGCAAAAAAGACAATGAGCAAAAAACAACACAAAACTATGATGAGGAGATTGCTTTTTAATTATGAATAATTCACTTTATAGCATTAGTACCGAGTTATCGGAACTCAATTTTGCCATTAGCAATGCAATGGAGTCCGACGATCTCACCCCAGAACAAAAAGATGAATGTGTCTCTAGTTTTTTTGAGATTTATTTAGCTGTTGAAGAACGGTTTGATGAACGGATAGATTGGTTGGCGGCTGATGCTAAACAGAATGAAGCCCAAGCCGATGCTTGTAAGGCAGAAGCTAAACGAATCAGTCAGATCGCAGCAACTTATGAGGCGCAAGCTGAACGTATTCGGCAAGCAATTCTTGATGCTATGCAACAGCATAATAAATCAAAGGTTAACGGTACCTTTTGCAAGTTGTCTATTCGTAAAAACGCTCCCAAGTTAGTTATTAATGTTGGGGTTGATAATCTACCAGATCATCTTGTTAAGACAGCTATTGTCAAAGAACCAGATAAAGCAGCCATTAAAGAACACATTGGTAATTGTTTTAGCCCCATTGCCCACTACGAACAAACTCAATCTTTGGTAATCAAATGAACAATGCAACTTTAAGCGGTGAACTTAGCTCTGATCCTCAAAGCCGATTTGTTAATGATGGACAAACACAAGTTGTTAATGCTGTTTTGCAATTTAACAATTTTAAGGGCCAACCTGAGCGGATGAAGATCGCGGCTTGGGGCAATCAAGCTGCCGAACTGCAAAAATACCAGCAGGGGACAATGCTGATTGTCGAAGGCCGGTACAAGTCTTTAAAAATCGAACGGGATGGTTTTAAGGAAGATGTGCTTGAGTTGAATGTTTCTAAAATTCATGAGGTGAACGTATAATGCCAAATGTCAAAAAAGTTGACTGGGATGAGCTAAACGATCAAGGCCGAGTTTTGGAGACACTAGCAAAGCCACCATCACCCCCACCACAGACACCAAGTAAGCTACAACGTAACGAATTACGCTTTGAGCTTTACAAAGCCGCACTGACCGGTATCTTGGCTAATAGTCTTACTCAGGACTGCATTTCTAAAGCCATTGAGTTATCGGGTGTTCCCGCGCAGCAAGCAGAGCCACTTGTGAGACAAGCTAATGCCAGAATTGCTTTAAAACAAGCTGATGCGGCTTTGGCTGAGTGGGAGAAAAACCAAACTTAGTTAGACGACTACCAACAGGACTAAGATCGAAGGGGGGAGATTACCCCCTTATTTTTTAATCGCTATACAAACTATGAACAACCATCAAGCACTGATAGACGGGCTTACGACGCTACATAAATACGCCCCTGATGCGTGGGTTTATCCCTGTAATGCTCAAAAAATGCCAGCAGCTTATCATCGTGGGGCACCTGACAGACACATCATCCCCTCCGACTTGTCCAAGGCTCTCAAAAAGGGTGAACTACTACTACCTTGTCCCGCCGACAATGACAAGAGCTTAAACCAGAATAAAAACGTCATCCCAGACACCACTGGATTTAAGCTGTTGACTGGCCGCAAATTCAGTTATCAGTGCCAGCAAGTCGTGTTAATCGCCATTGATGTTGATGGGGATGAGGCGAGGGAGACGCTTAATGTTTTGCGTGGCGATCGCCCACTCCCCCCTACTGTTACCTGGTCATCGGGAAAACATGGTCGTTGCACGTACCTCCACCATTTCTCTGCTGGTGCTATTAAAGACACGCTTAAGAATAAGTCCCTGGGCATTAAGGACGGGCGGGTAATCAAAGTCAACGGTGGGAGGTTAGAGATCATTGCTAATTGGCCTGGGGTTGTTGTTCCCCCCTCCGCCCATGCTGAAACCGATGGTTATACATTTTGGGAGGGCCGATCATTTGCTGAAATAGCGATCGCTGAATTGCCAGATTATTTTGTGAGTTACCTGTGGGAAGAAAAGCGGATTAAGTCGCTTGATGACATTAAGTTACCCGTAGATGCAACTATCCCACTAATCGAATGCTGCTCTAAAGAAGTTCGGCAATTAGTTAATGATGGGGTGCCTGAAGGTTCAGGACACAACGATCAGTCTATTGCAGTTGCGTTAGAGTTGGTGGCGGTTCAGCGTTATTTAGACTATTTGGGTCAGTCTTACGATGCGGATGCAACAAGTTATTTTACCCGATTCTTGGTGGCAAGCAATGTTGATGGGCGACGAGCAGAAGGACGTATTGAATGGGCTAAAAGCAAAAACGTTATTGAGCCAGCCTGTAAGCAGGAAGGTGTCAATAACTGTATTCGCGGCTGGTATTGGACTGAACATCTAAAAAACAATAATAGTTTTTCACAATTGGCACCAGCCAGCAAAAATAAAGCGATTACACCAGAACAACAATCCAGTATTTGGGAACAGTTAAAAACACTCTATCACAGTCAAAATAGCATACAGGACATAGAGCTAGGGATAGCTAAAATCGCTTTTGAAAACAGTCGTCAACGCTCGGAAATCGAACGTCTCTATCAGTCTGTTTGTAAGACATTAGAGCAGGATCTAGCTAAGGATTTAGCCAATGAAGAGTTTAGCGAGTTTCAACTTAATACCAACCTCTTAATTGATATTGCCGATATTCTCCCCCCAGAACTAGCGGTAGAGTTAAAACGTAAAGCCAAAAATCGTTTTCATCCTTTACGTTACTTGGCTTATCTGTGGCCAGCTTGCGGAACATTGGTAGGGGCAAAAGCCCATGTAGTTGATCCTCGCGCCTCAGATTGGCAATCCTATTTTATTTTTTATTGTATTGACATGGGGCTTAAGGGGGATGGAAAAACCACTGCCGGTAATTCAATCATGTATTACTTATTAAATAAGTTAATTGAAGCTGATCAGGAATGGGTAAGACTCCAAACCCAATTAAAGAATGTAAAACGGGCGTGGAAGCGAATGACACCACCAGAGCGTGAACACAATACTGGTGATGCCAACCTTGATCCAGATGCTTTTGAGGATACTATTGAGGCAAAGAAAAAATGGGTTTTTAATAATCCCACAGTGCCAGCCGTATTAAAGTTTTTATCCGAACAAGATCCGTGGCATTCTGCTATTTTATTTAATGATGAACTGGCAAGTTTGATTAAGGGATTCAATCAATATAGTAAGGGAGATGGTAATGATAAGGAGTATTGGTTGCAAGCTTTTAATGGACGTTCCTATTACGGATCTGAGCGTGTAACCGAGGGCAAAACTCATCAACTCCGAGGTCAGTTAATACAGATTGCGGGGGGGATGCAACCTGACGTTTTCCGACAGCATTTATCTTTAGCAAAAAATCAAGATGGTTTAACAGACCGTTTTTTAATCTGCGATCCGCCAGAGATTGATGTGCCGATGAGGATGGACTTTGTGGAAACTAATCATGTTGCTATGCTTAATAAGATTTTCAAGTCTTTAGAGTCAATTCCGGTTGACAAGGATCGCTTCAGTTCTTACCCAATTTACTTTGAATCGGATGCGGCTCAGTATTGGGAAAAGTGTTGGGTAAGACTTAATCAATTAAAAGCTGAAAATCGAATTAAAAACCCAAACTTTAGCGGTTATTGCGCCAAACTAATCACATACTTTCCCCGTCTTGCTGGTATTCTTTCCCTTATTTGGCAAGCGCATTATCGGGATGAGGATGAACAATTTATACCAGCAAAGATACCTTTACACATAGCAGAAAAAGCATGGTCGCTTATCTGTTTTTATGCAACTCAATATATCAAAGCCGCCGCTATGTCGGATGAGTCGGCCAACCCACTTAGCAAGTTACTGAAAGACATTTGGGTTGTGGTTGAGCGTGACGGATCTATTACCCCCAGGCAAATTATTCAGTATTTTGGCAGTCGCAACGTTGGACAAAAGTTTGACTCTGCTTTTGCCAAGAGTCAGCTACAGGTGTTGGCTGACAATGGTTATGGCATCATTGAGCCAACTAAGAACAGTGGTATTCGACTCATTTATAAGGCTCCATCCGTAATCAAACAATCTGTCTTTAAGTTGCCAGAAATTCCCAAGCAATTAATTAAAGGGTGTGTTGCTAAAGTTTTATCCCCCAACTATGGGGTTGAGACAGATAGCGTTTGCTTCGTCTTTGAGCTTGACCACGACAATGACATTGCCCAGGTAATGTTGGAGGGGATAGATAATCCAGTTCCCATTCCATTTAGGCATTTGGCAAAGCAAGATTAGTAGCTTGACAACTCAAATTAGTTGTGTTTTAATTGTTGATAGTTATAGTTTTTAAAACAATGATTAAACAAGCCAAAAATTTATGCAAGGGTGACGTTATTTATTTAGTTGAGCAAAAAGTAGCGGCTACTGTTGTAGCTGTATATCCTCACTGGAATAAAGACTCTATTCAGCTTGCAGAAGTATTGTCGTTTCGCGGGGTGTATGGCACAACACAAACAAATGTTGTTCGCTTTAAAAATAATTTTTGCATCCCAGTCATCGCCCAATCGGAGGTACATCGTGACATTAATCGCTCTTAAACAAAGTTCTACTTTTGTTTTGATAATGCTCTTGCCAACTTTAATTTGTCTTGTTTTGTGGGGGTGGCAATGATAACTTTTGCCAGTCTTTTTACTGGATATGGTGGGGCTGATCTGGGGGCTGTCCATGCAGGATTGACCCGTGTATGGGGGATTGAAAAAGACCCTAGTATTGCTTACGTTGCCAACTTAAATCATGGTAACTATATCTTATGTTTAGACGCAAAAGATTGTAATTTTAGCTTGTTTCAACGTCCAGACTGGCTACACGCAAGCCCTCCCTGTACAACTGCCACTGTAGTTAATGACAAAAAAGAATCACAGGAAGATATTGATTTAGCTCAGGCAATTTGTCGAGCGATTGAGGTATTGCAACCTCAATATTTTAGTCTTGAAAATGTTGCGGGTTATGTCAGATATCAATCTTTTGCCAAGATCGTATCACGACTATACGATCTTAATTACGCATGGGATTATAAAGTCTTGGATTGTTCTGATTACGGAGTTCCACAAGCTCGAAAAAGATTATTCTTTGTAGCGTCAAAAAATCCCTCTGTTTTTGGATGGGTTGATCGCATTCCAAAAGTAGAGGAAAAAGCCAATTGGTATGACGCGATCGCTGATTTAATCCCTACTCTCCCAGAATGCAAGCTAAAAGAGTCTCAAAAAACAGCGTTAGTTAATAGTCATGAAGTTTTGACTAACTCCATTGAAAAGTCAGAATACTTCCGACAATTACCAAATCTAGCTATTCAAAATAGCGGTTCTCGCAAAGATAAAGACGGGAATCCTACTAACACTATCCGACTAGCCAATGAGACTATCTGGACTATTAGGGCTATGTCTGGCAACGTCCGACCTAACCCCCATCAAGTAACTTTAATCGTTGATGGTCGGGTATTACGTCCTACGATTGAATGTTATGCCAGATGGCAATCTTTTCATAATAGCTATCAGTTTAGCGGTGATTTTAAGCTAGATATGCGCGGAGTGGGCAATGCAGTCCCACCATTAATGTTTTCTCAAATTGTAAGGAGTGTTTTAAATGATTTTTGCAAAACTTACTGACATCGAACAACAATTACTTTTATTACTTGTTGATGGCATGACATCTGATGAAATTGCCACTATCTTAGGAAAGTCTAAAAGCACTATTGATAATCAAATTGCTGAACTAAGAGAAAAGACTGGTCACAAGACCCGACTAAGTTTGGTGAATGACTATTACAGATCAACTTTCTGTAAAGACACTATTCAGGATGAACTTAATATCTTAGATGTAAAAATTGCCGTGTGTGAGGCAGAGTTAGAAGTTCATCGCACTATGCGACAAATCAAATTTAATCAATGGTTAAAAACTCAAAGAGGTTATTGATATGAAGACTTACATTATCACTTGGCTTCGTGGCAATCAGACTCTATATCTTAGCGAGATACTTGGAAGCCAATCAAATTGGAGTCATGACATTAAAGACGCTCTCAGATTCTCCCAAAACAATATTCCCAATCTCTGTATAGATAAGTTTTATCAAGTTCATGACTTGAGTAAGCTTCGCAAACTAATTAAATCCCCCCTACGCTACCCAGGCGGCAAGTCAAGAGCCATCAAACACATTCTCCCACTTTTTCCCAAGGGGATTTCTAAGGTTGTTAGTCCTTTTATGGGCGGGGGAAACATTGAGATTAATCTGGCAAATCAGGGAATTGAAGTTCATGCCTACGATAAATTTAGCCCGTTAATTTTTTGTTGGCAATTAATCAACAGCGTTCCCGTTGAGTTTGCAACTTTAATTCAAAAGCATTATCCGTTATCAGAAGCAAGCTTCTATCGAGAGCAAAAGCGTTATTGTTCGTTACTGGAAGCGGACAATTTTATGGAGGTAAGACTTGAATTAGCTTTATGGTTCTTTATCCTAAACCGTTCATCGTTTAATGGTACAACATTGTCTGGGGGGTGTTCTAATCCGTCAAAACAGTTCACTCAGTCATCTATTGATCGGGTACGTAACTGGCAAAAATTAGACAACTTAAAAATCGGTTATGCAGATTTCAAGGATTCACTAAATGCACACAAAGATGCGTTTGTCTTTGCAGATCCTCTATACATGATTGACAGCAATCTTTATGGCAATAAAGGCGATTTACATAAGAATTTTGACCATCAAGGATTGTTTAAATACTTAAATGATAGAAATGGTTGGATTCTCTGTTACAACGATTGTTCAACTATCAGGGAGATGTATTCACGGTTTAAAATTGTTGAACCTGAATGGAGTTATGGTATGGGCAAAAATAAAAAGAGTCGTGAACTCTTGATTTTAAATTATTAGCTATGGCTGCTAAAAAAATAGATATAAGCTATTGTGGTTACAAACCCAACCAAAAAGTAGATAAACTCTACATAAGAGATGGAGTTAAGTACTGGGTTGGGCCATATCTTGTTTTTGACCCAGAGCTAGAAATTAATACCAGCAGGGGACAAATGAAAAGGAAGCTCAAAGACCATCAAATTAGTCGATTAACAAACCATGTTCCTGTATGTAGCAGCTTAGATGGCAAAGCTATTGTTATCCATAAGGATAGGATTAGACCCCACAAAAAAGATGCTGTTACCTTTGCTCATGTCTTTGGAACTGTTAATAGCGGTGGTATTATCCTCGCTGGTGCTAGTTACGAAAAAGCGGAAGATTTATCGTTGGGGATTGAGTCAATAACTGAGCTTGACAACTAAGCTTAGTTTTGATATTATTAAGATATTAAGTCAATCACAAAAACAAAAACAATGGCTGATCCAAAATACAAAACCCTTGCTGAATTAGTTGAAGCTATTAAGAATGGAAGTCTTGATATTGAAGGTCAAGATTTATCTATTCAAATTGATAATGATTCAACTGCTATGCACTATTACGATGAAAACGATAACAGTAATGACGTTTTCTACTTTGACGGGCAGAATCCTAGTTGTTTGTTAGAACAGGCTTTGACTCTTTTGGGTGTACCTTGGCAGAATGCTTGACTCTAACCGTTTGAGGTTTGACTGCTCGGAAAGACGGGCTTTTATCAATCAATTAATTAATTACTTTATGTGTTCAAAAATGCGATTAGGTTTGCGGACTAGATGCCAAGCCGAAGCAGTTGCTCAGGGCTTCCATCCCGATTTGGGGCTTGCTGTGATGTCTCATTATCTAGATGAAATGTTGTTAGGTCAGCCAGTAAGTGATGTAGTTTTTGAGCTTAGGTTTTGGCGTAACCTTATCACGTTTGCTAATGACTTTGATGATCAAGCTGATAACCGCTTACATCAAGTGTATACCGAGATTCACAACGCAGTAAAAAACTATTTAGCTTATGTCAAAAATACCAGCGAAGAGAAGTTACTGGCTAGTTAATGGCGAAAGTCGTTTAGAGTGCCATCGCTCTGAGTGGGATAAAGATAAATGGATATTTTACCCACTCCCCAAAGACGATTCTATCCCCCCACCTATCTTTGTTAATAGAGAAGATGGGGTTGGGGAAAGGGGTTGGACACTTGAATTTTAAGGAGGTTATTATGTCTGACAAAAAACAAAAGACAGTAACGCACAACAATATCTCTGTCGAGCCTGGCACTCGCCTTGGCGCACCAATAGATGAAGTGTTGGAGCGTAAGCAACAATATCTTGCAAGGTTTAGACAAAACAACAATTGAGGAATTAATCGTGTTAATACCAGCAAAACAGTTATTACCAGGTTACAGAATTTATGACCGAGATAGTCAGCGACTAGCTACTATTTTAAGAGTTGGTAATCACGTTTTTTATTATCGCATTGATCACTGGGCTGGTTACACAACAGCCCCCATCAATGATCAATCTGTCTCAGTCATTTCTTTAGGGGGTGTGGGATGAGCAATCTAACCAACTTCTTAGATGATTTTACGTTTGAAAAGCCTATTTTATTCTCTACCCTAATAGTTCAAGCCATTTTAGAGGGGCGTAAAACTCAAACTCGGAGGGTGATTAAATGCGACTTTTATGTTGAGAATGACCCACCTTTAACAGCATATATTCCATGCTACATTACTGGGGAGCCACAACCAGTTAAACTACCTTGCCCCTATGGACAAATCGGTGACAGGCTATGGGTGCGGGAGACGTTTGCTTATCATCACACTGGACAGCTTTTTTACAAGACAGATATTCCAGTCCTTTGTCATAAAAACTGGAAATGGAAACCATCTATCTTTATGCCCCGCACAGCATCACGAATCACCTTAAAAATAACCGATATTCGTATTGAGCGATTACAGGATATTAGTGAAGAAGATTGTCTATCTGAGGGCATCAATTATCAAGGTAATGCGTATGATACTATCGGCGCATTTAGCGACTTATGGGATTCTATTAACGCTAAAAAACACCCTTGGCAATCTAATCCTTGGGTTTGGGTAATTGAGTTTAAGAGGATTGAAAAATGACCGCTTTTTTATCAACACCCACACCACTAAGTTTAGTTAAGCCCAAACTAACTCCACCTGTCCTGCGGGAAGACCAGTTAAATGTTAAGCGCCAAGGCTATCAGTTAATCCGTGAAGGCCACAAGCGCATTCAGTTCGTTTGCCCTTGTGGTTGGGGAAAAACTGTTTTGGCTGTTAGTTTGATTCACGACATCGCTTTTAAGGCCCAGGAACAGAAGGGTGGTAAAGAACGTAAAGTTTTGTTTTTAGTTCATGCCACCTGTTTAGTTGATCAGACTATTCAACAGCTTGCTACTGCTGGTATTTGGGCGGGAATAATTGCGGGGGGCTATAAAGAAAACCGCCACAAAAACGTTCAGGTTGCGATGGTTCAAACCCTTGTCAAGCGTGACATTAGCTGGTTTGTTCCTGATGTAATTATTGCTGACGAAGCCCATGAATCGCTTTGGTATAAGTGGTCATTAGAGCGTTTTCCTAAACTCAAAGACGGCCAAACCATTTTTACGGCTGGTGCTTTAGATAATGAGTTGAGAGCTATCGGTTTTAACATTGACGCGACTATTTTGAATGGCGATCGCTATCCCACTTTTGAAGAAGTAAAGCACCAGCACAAAGAATTTTTGAAGTCTAATCACCCCGATCGTGGGGGGAGCAAAGAAATTACCCAACAGGCTAATGCAGCTTGGGATGTTCTTAAAGACCATCGTGACTTGTTTGATAGTGGCGATCGCCCAACTAACGCTCCTATCCTGATCGGACTAACTGCAACCCCCTGGCGATTATCCAAACGTCAATCAATGGGTGACATCTTCCCAGTCCAAGTGTTAGGCCCCACGCCTGGAGAGATGGTTGCGCTAGGTCAAGCGACTAATTTTCAACAGGGTTTAGTCCCGTTCGTTTACTGGGGTATTGGTGGGGCTGAAACTAAATCATTACGAGTCCCGAGGGGGGGATCGGATTTCACTGAAGCCCAATTAGATGAAAGTTTTGCCATTCCCGAAGTTGTCCAGTGTGCGGTGGATAATTACATGGATAAGTCAAAGGGTCGTCGGTTCGTCTGCTTCCCTGTCTCCATCCACCACGCCCAGATGTTAGTCCATGCCTTTACTCGTGCTGGTATTCCTTGCGCTCTTATCAAGGGCGATACTCCCAACGGTAGTAAAGACAAGATTACGGACAAAGAGACCCGTAATTCTATCTACGCAAAAGTTCGTAAAAAAGAGTTGATGGGGATAATTTCGGTAGGCTGCATAAATTTAGGATTTGACCTACCTGAGATTAGCTGTGTGATTGATTGCTGTCCAACTTTAAGCCGTTCCAAATATGTTCAGGGGGCTGGTCGGGGCCAACGGATCGCGCCCTGGGATGGAAAAGTTGACTGTCACTACCTCGACCAGGCGGGGAATGTGATGCGACATGGGCAGATCGAATCTATCCAGTATGGGGAATTAACACCAGCAGGGGAAATTATTCCTGAAGAAGCCCCCATGAAAGAATGCCCTGAGTGCCATCGGCTTTTAGTCACCTTCCACATGAAATGTATTCATTGTGGCTATGAGTTTCCCGCCCCCGAAAAAGAGCTTGCTGTCGGTGATATGCAGTTAATCGTTAGGGAAGATGAAGAGGGTCTTTACTATGCCTTTAAGGACTTACTACGTCAAGCTTATCAGTTTAATAATGCTCCATATTGGGCTGAAATGCAAATCAATGAACATGAACTTTACAAAACCCATAAATCAGTTAAGAACAAACAAATTCAGCTTGACAAAAAAGGCAAGCATTTGTTATGGCATCCCGTTAAAGCTTGGTATCACCACGCAATTTTTGAAAAGCCCACAAAAGAGGACGAACAAGCCTATATGCAATACTTGCAGAATGTAGCATCAAAATACGCTGAACCCAAGCCCGATTGGTGGTTCCGCAATTACATGAAAAAGGAATTTGGGGAGGGTTGGAATGGATAAAAAAGATAACTATCCCAACAAACATAATCATACAAAAGAACCAATGCCAAGACACGCTTATTTAGCTTGGCACGACTGGGCTAAAGAGATGTCTAAAACCCACCGACAAATTCAATGTCCAGACTGTAAGCTTTATTGTATTTGGGTAAAACTTTAACAGGACAAAATCATGCAATCAATCAACTTTGATCTCGGTGAACTATTAGTAATACAATTATTGATAGAAAGTATGCTTGAAAGTCAGCCAAACCCTCTTGTCTCAGTCGAAGACTTGATGTTGTCTATCGCATTACGATCTGCTCAAACAAAAGTAAACGAAGCCATTAAAAAAGAAAATGAAGCCAATGCTTAAACAACTAATCAACAAACTACTTTCCCTCGCTGGTATTAGTTTATGCAAATAATTAAATTTATCTTTTTTGTCTTTTGTGCCTACAGTTTAATCTTGTTTGGTTTAGGCTTTTACTATGGAGCAAGAGTCTATAAAATACAAAAACAAAAAGCTTGGCTTGAGTCTTTATTTTTACAATCATCAACAAAATGAGAACCAAAAACTTTATCAAGACTGTCAGATCGTTAATGACTGAGACTGACCACCAAAAAGAATTTGACAACTACGTTAAATGGGAGTCAAAAAAGACAGAGCAAGGCAACCGTAACATTGATCTGTTAGCTCAAGCTGTTAATCAAGCCGTAAGCAAAGTCAATAAAACAATAGATGATTTTAGCCGCTCTATTATTGATTGCTCAGATCGGGTTAATGAGTTTAAGAGCCTCCTGCCTATTGAGGGAGAATACAAATTAATAAGACTTATCTCTCCTAGTCGTCTTTTTATGGGGTTTGCTGATCCGACTTTTACGGTTCCCATCCCAGAATCGTGCCAAGTTTCCCCAATGAATGTGACTTGTAATTATGGGGGTTATAACAGCAATGGCGTATGGGGAATAGATTGGTATCGAACTGTGATGGGTGGCTTTGATGTTGATTTATCTGAAGCCAACGACAAAATGCACAATTGTCCCTATTTTGTCAACAGTTCCCAACTAAAATGTACAGCAAACCCCACTAATACTAATTGTTTGGAGTGTAATGAGTAATGCTATTCACAACCCACGACCGCAACCTTATCATTGACAGCGAAACTTATTTAGCAGCCTACAGTTTTGAGCCAACTGCCATCGAAACAACCGCCACACTCGACCCCAACAATGCAGAATTAAAGTCAATCTATAGCGATCAAATCACACCAGCTTTTGTTTTGGGTGGTGGCTTGCGCGACGCTAAAATCATTCACTTACAGGGTGTAGATTGGCGATCACTTCCCCCCACCGTTGAAGCCCATCCCTTTAAAGAAGTTGGGCAAGTCGGGAAAGTTACTGGCAAGGGTCGGACTGCTTTTACCGTAGAAAATCGCACTCGCATTAGTGCTGCTCTCGCTGGTGCTTCTGTCTTAAAGACCAGTCCACTTTGCTTACATAATTTCTGCGATGTGCCAAGAGTCGTCATTGGGGGGGGCTGTGGATTAAGTATTGGCTACTATACTCATCAAGCTACCGTTGATACTGTCAACAGCCAGTCCAGCTTTCTCTTGTCTAGTACCAGTGATTTTACCTATGGCTATATCGAATTTACGTCTGGAGAAAATGCCGGGTGTCGATTTGCTATTAGCACTGGCTACAACGGCGCAATTGAGCTTGCTGAAATACCAGAGGGAGAAGTTAAAGTAGGGGATGAGGTAACAGCCGTTGGGGGCTGTGCCAAAACTCCAACGGCTTGTCAAGCCTATGGCAACTTCATAAACTTTATGGGCATTCCCACCGGAGGGAGTTGGATACCTGGGATGGACGCAGTTCAAAATGCACCAATTGAGAGGGCTTAAGCAATGACTGATAAACTACAAGCACCAGCAAAGGGTGATTATGTTTTAGCCACACTATATCCTGATGGCAATGCTGCCGATCCTTGGTTTATTGGCTATTACGATTGTCTGAGTAATGATAATCCTCCCCGTCATTTTATTTTAGATAATGAGGGAAAAAGAGACTATCACTCCTATCGAAAAGTGTCAGTAATCACACAAGATATTGGTGATTGGCTAATAAAAGAAAAAGACAAGCTTGAAACATTGAATAAAGACTTGTGGCCCATTGTAAATAGACTATTGAGAGGGCTTAATGTACCTTCAAGTTGATCTTTTCGGAGAACACCAGCCAGTGGATAAACATGGCAATCCGTTGAAAATTGGGGATAAAATCAAAATCTCTAAAGATGATACTCTAGGTGCCACTGTTATTGGTTGTGAAGTCAATCTAGTTGTCTTTGACGGCTATCGTACAATGTCATTTGACTCTAGTTTATTGGAGAAAATTAACAATGACTAAGGAACAATTTGCAGCAATGCTTGATGATCGTCAATATGGCGATGAAATCACTACTGGAGAGTGTAAACTAGCTAATGAACATGGTTTGTTGGTTGTCTTTGGGGATAGTGATGATGGAGTAAAAATGCGTGGTTTTTATCATTACTTCTTCAATGCAATTAAAGGTGGATCGTGGCAGTTCTTTCTGACTGACAATAATGAACTTGTTTTCGCTGCACAAGATAGCTTGTTTTCTTCTGCCATAGACAGGAGCAAGCCATTAATCATAGAAGCCAATTGGTGTCCAGATAATCTTGATACTTCATGGCTAATTAAAGCCAATGTGGATTGTGCAACTTTTGACATCTTTGAAGATGATGAACTATTTTGTCGGGGTGTCGTTCTCGATAAGAAAGATATTGTTAAAGCATTATTAGGAGAGAATTAACCATGATTGACTTTACACCCCTTGAATTACAAGTTATTCACACAGTCTTACGATTAACCAATGAGAAAAGTCCTGAGCCACTTCCAGAGTCTAGTCGGGAATGGGCAGATGCTATGAGGTCGGCTATTAAAAAGATTGAAGACTTTGCCAAGTCGGGAGATTAATCAATGACAACTAATACCAGTAAAGGAATGATTGAAGTTGATTGGGGAGTATCAATAGAAATAAACTCCTTAACGGTTCAGCAGCCAAGTGGATTACAGGGAGGGATTTTTGTCGAAGCTCTTTATTGCCATAATGGGCAAAAAAAATGGCGAATTAAATCCGAAGCTTATTTTTATGGAAAAGATAAAACATGGATTGATTTTTACGACAAAGAACAATTTACTGACACTTACTGTTGGGACGATATGGTAGAAGCATTTTTATTTGCTCAAAAACATTTAATTGAAAATTAGGGGGTTAACAATGCCAGACAATAACTCAACAAAGTATAGTATCAGCCAAGCTTTTAGATTGGCTGGGCGAAAAGCTGCAATTGCACTTCAGGAAGAACGTCATGAATTTGATAAGCCTAAAAAGCAAAAACCTAAAAAACAAAAACCTGAATGGATGAGGTTGGATCAATGAGCAATAAAGTTTTAAAGCCTGCAAAAGATTTAGTTGTTGGCGAAAAATTCAACTTTAATAATGGGGAAAAACCTTCATATGTGTGGGTAGTTGACAGCATAAAAAAAGACCCTCGATTCCCCAACGAAATAGAACCAATGGATGTGTGGGAAATCACTTATCACATGGAGCATCCTGATATTCAATCCCCCCGTCAGCATTTTGTCCACGCTGATAAAAGTGATCTTGTTTTAGCGATAGTTAACGCACCCCCGCCCGTAATTTAGCCAACTGGCGATCGCGTTCAATCTGACTCATTGACTTGCCAAGATCATTCGTGTTAGCCACTTCAATCTTAATGGTTTGATTGAAGTTGTTAACAGTTCCCTCGCTGGTATTAGTCTGAGTAGTGTTGGGGATGTAGGAAACAGGGCCGCCCTTGGCAAAATTCTTAACATCCTTGGCCATACGTTCTGACCAGTCTTTATAGTTGCGGTAGTCGCTGGCTTCGTTTGCAGAAATCACATACTCGTCAGCATTAAGGACGGCCAGGATGGGCCGCTTACCACCCGACTGCGACCTCTCCCGATTCATTGCTTGACTAATGCCTTCTACCAGTCCCCCACCCGCATAATTATCAATCTTGAGGGGGTCAACGGGGCCGCCGTCGGCAAAGTTGAACGCATGACTAATCATTCCTGTAAAGCCGCCCGATAAGCTGTCAGCTATTGATTGACCCGCACTGGCATTACCAGCGTTAAACAGATTGCCAAAAATATCACTGCCAGCATTGATAAAGCTACCGCCGCCGCTAACTGTTAAAGCACCAGCAAAAGCAGATAGGGCTGTAGTCGCTTCTGTCAGTCCCAAAATAAAACCGGCCATGGCGGGGTCAGTGGAAGTAATACCAGCGAGGAAAATGTTATCCATTGCTTGGCTGGTATTAGTCGTTGATTCCGTCAGGCTAGTAAATGCACTACTCAAATCAATTGTGTCGGGTAAAGCTTGACCTGTTGTTAATGTATTGCTTAAGTCAAAAGGCACAATGTTGTTGGCCGCTATGCTTGCCCCCCGCTCACCTAGTCGCGTAATTACATGGGGATAAAATTCTTTGTTATCCAGACCGAGCATTGGCCCAACCCATTCAGCGATCGCATTTTGGAAGGGTTTGATAGCTAACTGCTCTAACATCATCCCCAAAACAAGATCCTTGACTTTGTTGAGCGACTCCCCTAGTCCCTTAGACTCTAGGATCGCGCTACGCAGCCCCGAACTAAACTCTTTTAGACCTGGGATAGCGTCAACAAATGATCGCTTAATATTTAACTCACTAATCTCAGCCTGAAACCGCCGCATTTCACTAGCCTGTTGAGGCGAGTAAGCACCATCCCGAATCTGCTTCTCTAAATCAACTCTGGCTTGAGCCGCTTGCATCCGAGCATTAATAATCGCACTGGGGTCAATTAACGTTCCCATTCCCCAATCATTCTGCGCCCCAACGTCATAACGGGTTTTGTAGAGGTCAGCTTGAATTTTGGCATAACCCTGTTTAGATGCCATAATTTTATCGAGTCGCAACCAGGCTTCAGTGGCTCGTTTAGTGGGTTCTTCTAACGCAGCCATCGCCTTGGATTGCCTGTCAATTTCTTCCCGACGAGCTTGCATAATGGGAATGCTGTCGGTATAAAGTTTTAAATTGCTTTGATAAACAGACATAGCTTGCAACTCTTGAGTAGTTGCTTGGCGACCAGCTTTCGTCAGTTCAGCTTGCTTGTCAGCTAAGGCTTGTGCCGCAACCGCCGCACCAATATAGGCATCATCCATCTGTCTGCCAAGATTCCGCAATTCATCATCAAAATCACGGTTCATCTGGCGGAATTGTACACTAACTCCTTCTACAGCCAGGTTAATCTCATCAGCAGCCGTTTTATAGCCCTTGCTGTTAATGGCTAACTCACGATACTTGATATTGTTATCCTCAACTTTTCGACTCAAGTTAAGAGCCATATCTTGAAGGGATTGTAATTGCTGTTGGAAGGCATTGTTGAACTTGACCACCTCAAGATTGCCTTGCAGATCAAGCACAGCCCGATTGACCCCAATTGTCGCATTCTTAACATCATTAATCTGACCAGCCGTATTAGTTAAACTACTCGTATCTTGTACAGTGATTGGATTTTGATCTGTAATTTGCTGTAAGCCGCTATAGTCATTAATTGCCCTTGGCTGGTATTTTGTAATAAATGGACTTTGTACGTTTGGCAGGACATTTCCCCCATTCATATCAACTTGAGGCTCAAGTTGAGAAGGTTGATAGCCTGGGAGTGTTTGATATTTTTTAATGTTGGGGTTGACATTGGCATTGCTACTACCAATCCCCTTGGCCGCATCAACTCTTGCCTGACTTTCCTTAAATTGTTTGGCAATTGCCTCAGTGCGTTTTTTCCAATCCTTCGACGACATCCTATCAATAAACTTAATGCCTTTTGACTCATAAAACTCATCAAGTTTAAAGGCTTCAGGATAAAGTTCTTTTTGATATTTGATAATATCTTCTAATGGCTTGCGGCTAATATTATTTGGATCGTTCAACTCAGCTTGACGTTTTCTTGCCTTCTCCTGTTCGATCCGTTTGGCCCGCGCAGCAGTAGTGGCATTAGTCTGGAAAATTGCAGATCCCATATCACTAATACCCTCACTGGCATCAGCGACTAGCCACTCTTTGGGGGCCGCCGATCTCATTTGATTGTATAAGATACCCCTTACTCTAGATAAAGACTTCAAGTATTTAGATCCGTAGGCTGGATCTGTAGCATAGCGACCATAGCGACCCTTAAAGTCACGGTTGATAAAATCTTCAGGAGTGCTAAAGAAAAAGTCTTTTTTAAGTTTAATTGCTGCGTACTCTAAGCCCTGTCCGTAGGTTTTAAAGTGCTTGTTATTGCCAGCATCATCGTTGCCATAGTTCAGTGGGTTTTTAGTAAACTTCCCTCGTCCCTTGGTTCCAAAATGGCTTTCAATAAATGCTTGAGTTACTAAGGCATCAATGCTAACTCCTGACTTGGTAGCAGCATTTTTAAAATCCTCAACTGTCATTTGAGAACCATACTGGTTCAGCAATCTTGCTAAGTTTTTCTCCCATCCCATCGATTGAGTAGTAGCAGCCTGCGCCGGAGCGGTCAAGATGTTTTGCGCTGGTACTTGTAGTTGATACGATGTTTTAACTTGCTTTGGTGCAGCAAGATTTAATCTCATCCCCCCGCCATACTTGCCCATCAGCCCGTTTAGTCCATTAACATCCCCAGGTGCGTAGTATTTAGTTGGTTGTACGACCGCACTTGGCTGACCAATCGGGACTGAGAACGGGACTCGTTCAACTACCGACTCACCGTAGCGGGGATCGATATTAATACCAGCAGAGGGATTGTATGAGAGAGGGGCGGCTGGCAGTGAAGGGAGCTTGTTTTGATAGCCGCTATTGGGAGCTTCTTTCGTAATCCGGGTTATGATTTGCTCTAGCTCACGCCCTAACTTAATAGATGACGACTCCATCTGCATCATCATTGACCTAAACTGTTCATTGAGCCGGATGATGCTACGAGTGCGTTCCTCTTCGGCCCGCAGTTGTTTCTCCTGTTCATCCCGAATGCGCCGGAGAGTCGTCACATACTCTTGGCCAACCTGACGTTGTTTCTCATCAAGCGATCGCCCTTCCCCTTCCAAATTGCCGATATTCGCGAGGAAGTCAACAAAGATACTGGCAGTCTTTTTACCAATACTGTCGGGTTGGAAGCTGATGGATTCAACAGCCAGCGTAGCCTTAGCTTGTCTCAGTTTCTCGCTGGTGCTTTTAAGTTCATTCTGAGCGGCCAATAGTTGACCTTCCAAATCAAACTGTAAATCAGCCCAAGCCTCCTGCAAACCGCGAGTCTCGATAAAGGCATTACGGGCTGAATCCTGCACAGACCAGCCAAAGTCACGGACTTGTTGTTGCCAACCAATCTCAGTCTCTAGCACAGAGCGGTTAAAGTCCTCTACCGATTGACCCAAGCCCCGATAATACTCTTCAGTGTTCTGTCCCGACTGCATCACTGCAAACTCAGCTTTAGCTACAGCTTCATTAGCACTTGCTAGTTGTTTAGCTAACTCTACTGGGTCTTGGGAGTTATCCTTAAACAGTGCTTTAACATCTCTTAACTGACGTTTAGCTGTAGCCAAGTCATTGTAAGCAGAAAAAGCTTGAATATCTTGAGTGCCAATTTTGCCCTTACTAGCAGCTTGATACATCTCAATATTCGTGTTGCTAGCCGCAATCTGGGTGTTAGCTTGACGGATAGCATTGAGTCGTTGTTGCTGTAGCTTTTCAAGATCAATTTGAGCTTGTAAAACTTTGCCCTCTAACTCATTCGCTTGCTGGTATTTTTCTTTAAACTTAATAGATTGCTCTAAGAAAGTTTTTAGTCCCCCGCTAATACCATCCCCAGATTCAACCAACGCCTTCATTGTCTCCACGCTGGTATTCATGATCATGTCTAGGGGGTCTTTATATTTCTCCCCACCACGACCTCGTAACTCAAGCCGGTTCATTGCATCCTGAGCGACACTTGGCTCTAGTCCATTTAAAGCAAAACCTTTAAATGTTTCAGCATCTTGTTTAACAGGCAATAATTCCCGTTTGGCAGTAGTTAAGTTATCTAAAGCTTGCTGGCGTTGTAAATCAATATCATCAAGTTTTTGATTAAGCCGAGCTTCAAGTAATTGATTATTACGACGACTTGCTAACCCCTGATTGTATTCAGCGATATTAGCACCAGCAGAAGAAACTAATTGACTAGCTCCTTGTAAACCAGGAATCTTTTGGTTGATAGAACCAGTGTGCATTCTGATTGCTTCTAGCCTGACGTTGGTATCAGACATTAGCTTGGCAATGACTTCTAGCTTTGCCTCACGTGCTTGAGCGTCGGGATTCTTTTTGACTGTCTCCCTCATAGCCTCATAAGCTTTATTCATCTGCTCTAAAGCAATCTGATTGCCAAAAGTTTCATTGACGGCTTTTTCTCGATCCCCCACCTTTACTGCCAACTCAGCACTAAGGTTTTTAAACTCCTCACGGTTGTTACCACCCAATTTACTGTTATTAGCTAAACGAGTTCTGATAACAGCAATCTCTCGATCTAGCTGAGAAATATCAGCTTTACCTTTTGCAAGGTTTTGGGGATTAGCGTAATTTGCATCCGCCTGTTCGATCAGTCTTTTGCCATAGCTAATACCCCTGTCAACTTGCTTGAGGTCTTCCATCAAATCCCGCCGATCATCCTTATCCATGCGAACGGATTTGTAGATATTGCCTTTTTCGTCTCGGTAGTCAATAACGATGTTATTTATGCCACTATTTGGCGCACTTGGATCAAAGCCAAATGGATGGGTGTAGTTATTTAGAACACCACCAAAAACTCGTTGGGCAAAGTCGCCAACTCCAGTGATAGGTGTTGGATTGCTGCCACCAAGTCTTGTGTAAGTTGGATCATTTCGATCAACCTTATTGGGGTCTTTCATCTTGCCAGTCAACGTATTAGTAGCTTCCAGATTATTAATCATCTGCTCTAATTCATCGTTAGTCTTTTTCAATTCCCCGTGATAGGACTGCCAAATTTTAGTTCCTTTATCAATCGCAAATCCAATAGCAGCAAAAGCAATTAGTTGGGGGGCGATCGCATATAAAGCACTTCCGATACCAGAAAGCGCACCAGCTGTAGCAGCTAAACCCCTTACCGCCACATTGCTAGACGATCCACTGATAACCAGGTTCGTGTTTAGTTTGGCTAGTCCAGTATTTAAGCCATTGAGTATCCAGTTATTAGTCATAAACTCAAGCCCCAAAACCTTGAGCGCAATCGTTACAACTCTTGAGGCTGTTCCCGTATCCAGTAAAGCAAAGACAAATTTAGCCCCAAGCATCGTTACTAAAAGTCCCAGACTCGCCGTTAATCCCGTCGCTACACTGTTAAGCGCATTCATCCCACCAACAGCTATATCCATTGCTGGCTTGCCAACTCCCAAGATTGTTTCTCCCATCCGACCCTGTAGTTTTTCCTGGGCGTTCTGGAATCGGGCGATACTACCGAGCGGCCCTTCCTTCACCGTATTAATCGGTAATGTTGCTTCGTAGGCTAGTTGTTTGGCCAAGGGTTGCAAGTCTGTTTCGGGAAACATCTTGCTATTTTTCATCTGGTTGGTTAACTGTTCATGGGTTAATCCCTGGGAACGAGCCATAGCCCCGATAGCTTGGGGTAGTACCTCCGCAAGCTGCGAACGTAGTTCCTCGGCCATTATTTCGCCTTTTCCGATCATCTGAACTACACTGAGGAACGCCCGTTGCTGTTCATCGGGCGTTGCACCCTGACCAACCAACGCAGCCGAGAACCCTTCAAAGATTTCTTGTACCTGGGGCGCAACGGTGGTGTTGGCGGCGGCGACTGTTAACTTAGTGAATGACTGAGCAGCAACCAACGCATTAGCTCCAATCTCATCAGCGTATTGGGCGATCTCCTTTAATTTACTGGCTGCATTAATGCTTGAGTCGTAAGTTAAAGCCGCTTTCATCCGTTCCAATTGCAGGGCGGTATCAATACCAGTGCGGGCAAAATCAACGAGCACCTGTTCGACCTGCTGAAAGCCCATGTACATCAACAGCCCACCAGCAAAGCCTTTGATGTTTTCAATGATGCGGGCAAGACCAGGCATTTTTTCTTCTAATGCCCCCATGATCCGACCTAAGCCACGAATGCCAGCACCAGCGGCACCGGCCCCCGCTTCAATTTCATCAAGAATGTTGTTAAACCATTCCCAAAATCCCTTATCGGCATTTTGAGGTGCTTGAGCAATCCCCGCAACCATATTGTTAGCACGACTATTAATAAAGTCTTTGGCATTATCGCCCATGCGCCGAGGTGCTAAATCATCAACAGTTAAACCACGACGAGGCGGCACTGGATTGGGAGAAGCACCAGCAGGGGGAATAGGTGGTTTGCGGGGGGGTTGTCCATTGCCACCACCAACAGGAACGTGATTATAAAGTCCAGCCGCCATAATGCGATTGGCTTCTGCAATTTGCCAGGCCTGACCTGTTAGGGGAGTAGAATCTCTCACTGGTCTTGTTGCACTTGTCTGTTGCTGTTGAATTTCCGAAACCCACAATTGAAGAGCATCACCCCATACGTCATCACCATGTAGCGGGGGGGACTGACTTGCAATCACCCTATTATTAGGAGGTAATGGTGGAGGGACAATTCCTCTCGCTGGTGTTTGTGCCTCGGATAGAGGAGGTAGCGGTAGAAGATTAGATACCCTGTCTTGTGCAACAACAGCATTTAATTCTTTTTCATAAATAAAGGAAACAGCCCTTTTATAACCAGTACTGTTAATATCCCTCCCGATATTGATGTTTTTAATATCGCGAAGATACAAGTTTTTAAGACCTAAAGCCTCTTCTTTGTAATTCTCAATATTTTTCCAACCCTCTTTTTCTAATTGGGGAACTGGCAAATCAAGCATCTCAATTGATTGGATAGCACCATCAATACCAATCTTGTAGCCTAAGACTAAATTCTCACCAATCTTGATAAAGACTTTACTGGGCGATTTTTCCCCCAGAACATCCATCGCGGTTGTGATAAGTTTTTTGCTGGTGTTGGCGATCGCAGCAATCGGCTCACCCTCCGAACCAGTAATACCAGCCGTCAGACCTTTATTGATGTTTAGACCGACTCGTTCCATCTTTCCATAATTTTCATCCCCTTCCATCTCTTTAAAGCCATATCCGGCCCAAAGCCTTTCGCTACGAGCATCTATTGGGGATGTACGAATTGTGTTGGAGCCGACTACACTAAACAATTCTTGCATCCACAAATCAAGTTGTTTGCGAAGGGCTGCACGAATAGCGGGGTCTTTAGTTGGTTTAAAATCTCCATTAACCATTAGATCGGATAGATACCAACCCATAGTCTTTGACACATAAGCGTGTAGATCTAGCTTTTGCCCTTCAACTACTGCACTTCTAGTAAACCTAGTTCCTACTTCGGGGGGTTGAATTTGACTGTCTTTTGTTGTCAACTCTATTCTTGGCATAGAGGATTCAATTGACAGCTTTTTGTTGATGTCAAGGCTGGCTTTTTTACCTGTAGCAATGATTTTATCAAGATAAGAAAGTATATTTTTCCTGACAGAATCAAAGGGTAATGTATCTGTGTCAGAAGCATTTGGCAGCATACTCTCTGCCTCTAGAAATGCTTGTTTTGCTGGACTATCTTCAGTTTTGTTTACGACTCTTCTTTGAAAGCTTGAGTGATTAAAATCTTTAACGATACTACTGACATTCGCATCTTCCGCAAGTCCATAGTCAATCGCTCTTAGCTGCCCTTGTTTATCTATTAAAATATTGCCACCATGTAAGTCATTGTGTGCAATACCATTTTCTATTAAAGACTTTTTGAGTCGAATAACTTCTTTAAAGAAAGACTCTGGATACTTCCCGCCATCAGAAATATTATAAGCATCATTGGCAGTTTGCCCCCGAATCAGTTCCATTGCAATCGCAGCGTCACTAGAGCTATATCGCTTTGATCCCAAAACCCTTGGGCCAAGTCCAAGCTCTCCGGCCCTTCGAGATAGTTCTATTTCCTTGTCTGTTATTTGTCCATGTTTTAAGGCATATCCTCCCATATCATAGACAGTTCCATAAAGACCTTCCCCCAGTGTTTTTATCCCAGGAATAGTCTTAAATTCCCATTTATGATCATATAATTCCTGTTCTGTAGGGATATTTATGGCACTTTCGTTTTTTTGTATCGGCTGCTTTGTTACTGTCCTTTGTTTGATACTATCCAAAGCAGCTTTATTCCCACCACCCCATTCATAATAAGTTTCAAGTGTCTCAGCTAAGTTGTCTGCAAAATTATGACCAAATTGCTTAGATTGGGCAAGTTCTCTTTTAACAATGCTTTCAATATCGCCAATAATCGCCGCCATTTCTTTCGGCACTTTCTGAGCAACTTGGCTAAAGTCTAAGCCTTGATCTAGTCCAGCAACAATGTCTTGACCAATCTCTTTAAATACCAGCGAGGGAGAATTACTTTTGAGCGTCTTTTTACTACTAGTAATCATTTCCCGCAACATTTCAATCGTTGCGTCTTTCGGCAAATGACCCCGTTCCTGTAATGCTAATAAAATGCCATCAGGAATAGCGACACCCATCCCATGCGCTTTTTTGAGGATGTCTTTTGGATCAACAAACTGGTCAAATTGACCTTTCCAACCGCCCAATATTTTGTTAGTTGAAACAAGACTACCTTTGCTGCTTAATGCTTGGTCTGGCAGCCCTCCCAAAGATTGTTTTTCTGCAATAAAGTTTTTAGAGTAGTTGGCTATACTACTAATACGTTCAACGTCAATAATGTCATTAATGATCCTAATTTGATCGTTAATATTTTTGCGATTAGTTTTTAATGAATCAATTAACTGCTTAAGCTTAACTTCTGGCGAGTCTTCCCTTGCTGGTGCTAGTGCGTAAGCATCCCCACGACTGGGAGGTAGGGGTGATAAAACTGTCGTTGCAGGGGGTAGGGCATTCGTTTCTTTTGCCAGTAATTCAGCGTAAACGTGCTCAACTGGGCGGGGCATTAATCTGGGCAGGCTAGTTATAGCTTTGTTGCCAAAATTGCCGATTCCCGTTAACAGGTTGTAGGTCTTATCCTCAACAGCACTAGGCAATAATGCCAGTGGTTTTGCTACTTGATTTAATGCAAATTGTCCTACTCCACTCGCGGTCCGACCACTCAGCAGATAAGTCAATATAGTTCCAGCCCCACCCAATGCAGCCGTTCCCGCATCACCAATTCCAGAGCCTAAAGCCCCCATTCCTGGAATACGACTCAACCAACTAGCAGCAGTCGCGGCCCCACTCGTTAATCCTTCAGGCAATAATCCCGCAATTCCACTACCGACAGCCCCAATTCCATGACTCAATAACGGTGTGACAACCCCGCTAGAGATAGCGTCCATTCCCGCCCCTAACAAAGGTAGATCGTGTCCCGCCATGCCTAAGGCGATCGCGGGGGAAATAGCTTGAGTTACCTTCTTAGCAGCTTGAAGATTTACTAATCCAAGGCTTACGACCTGAACAGTATCAAAAGCATATTTTTCTATTCCCTTAGCCACTCCGTAATGCTGTGATGCAATAGTGCCTAGCGATCGCATCATCTTGTTAAACAAGCTGACTTCTGGGGAAGCCAAAGCACCAGCAGGGGAAATGTCATTGGCTGGCTGTTGATCGTTTACGCCTGGGGGATTTACTTCAGAGGGATTACCACCACGACCAACCATATCCCGATGAAAAGCAGCAAGTTCTCGATAAAGCATCTCTAAATACTTTTCGGCACCGCTTAAATTGCTTTCGCTGGTATTAGTAAAAGCTGACTCGACAGGGTTATTATTTTCCGTTGCTGGTGTTTGGGACTCTACGGGATTATTTGCTTTTTCTGTTACGGTACGCGAAAGATTAGGCAACTCTCCAATCATTCTGACAAGCAACGATGGGTCGGATGGGTTTCTAATGCTTTCGTCAGATGGGAGTCCGAGCGTATTTATTCTGGTAGCTCCAACGCCCTGCGATTGAAAAATGCCAGATAAAGAAAATTCATCGGTAGGAAAGATGGGAATATTTGCTTTTGTCTCTTCAGAAAGATTGCCTTTATTAGCAACAAACTCATCCATGACCGATTGCAAATACTCATACATTTTGACAATTTGATCTTGATAAATACCAAATTGACTACCCTTCTCTTTAAACCACTTAATTGTTTCATGAGATAATTGCCGATTCAATCCTTTTACAGCTTCAGGGTTTAAGTCCCTCGCAAAATAACCAGCAAGAGAAGAATCGCCTGACTTGAAAGCAGCCAAGTCTTGATTGGTTTGTTTTGCCTCTTCTTGATATTTTAAATAGCCGCCTAAGTCACTAGGGTTTTCAGGCATTTTAACGCCAACATCAGAAAGTCGTTTTGCTAATTCAACTTCTATTTCTTTGAAATATTGGTTTATCAGGTCGTGTAACGCCTTACCACCAGTTCTTGTCAGTGTTACAGTCGCCGCACCATGCTCAAAAAAGCGAGTAATCAGTGATTCAACGTCAAAATTACCCCCCGCACTTTGACTTGTCTTAAAGCCTTTAAATGGAGAATTAAGGTCAAATTCACCTGTTTTCATCAATGATTTTAATTGTTCCCCAATCCCTATCAACTCATATAAATTACCCGTTGATTCCGCTATTCCCGCTTCTGTCTTTCGATTTAATCCAGTAGGACGTTCACTACCAATCGCATTGTAAAAAATAGGGGGAAACGCAGGTTCCTTAAATAAATGTTTCCAGTCGTGAGCATCCGTCCCAGAAAGTCCTATTGTGTTTAAGAATGAAGCACCTGGCGCATTAAATCCCCTCCCCAAACCAAGTCTATTACCAAATGTTAGGGGGTCGCCTTTAAGAATTGCTGATTGATAATTTTGGGGGATAACACCAGACAAGCCCAGTGTCGGATAAGACATTGCCAACGTATTTGTTTGCAAGCCCATGTATTGAGCAGTTCTGGCGTAAGACATTGCATCCATCCCGCCAGACATTGAATAGCCAACAAAACGACCTTCTTTCCCCTGACTGTTAGCTGCTAAAGTATTTGCTAATGCTTGAGTTGCCGCTATCGATGTTGCCATTGGATTAATGGCAAATAACGCTTGTCTTGCCACATTCATTACCGTATTGGCAACATCCTTATCCCCCATCAGATCGGGGAGAATGGTCGAAAGTCCCTTCTTTATTAGTTCTTCTGCTGGTCTTTTTTCGCCTGGCAACGGTGCATCTGAGTTGGGATTTTCGACAGGAATAAAGCGAACGTTAGGAGCAAAAGGTTCAAGGGCCATTGCTATTTGACGACCACCTTGACCCCCCGCAAATTGACCTCCACCCCCTACACTTACTGCGCCACTGTAATTTTGTAAGTCAGGAAAATTGCCTTTTATTTGATCGTAAAGCTGCTGAGCTTGTTTGCTAGTTCGATAAGTCTGAATGCCTTGAATTAGCTTTAATAGTGGTTGAAATTCCGCAATAATGGGATTAATAACATTGTCAACTATCCCTTTTGGTTGGGCTAAATCTAGAAACTTATCTAGAGTCTGTAATTTAGAAGTTGTCCCCATTGAAGCTAAAGGACGATTTTCTATCGTGGCATAAATCTTTTTAAGCTCATTATCGCTTTGGATTATTTGATCGATAGCGGCAGCATTTGCTTGAGTCGCAATATCTCTCAGCTTATAGATTCGCTCCAAAGACTTTGCAATTCCTGATCGCGGTTTTGCGGCTTCTGTTGCTTTTTTAAAATCACCAGTGTCTAATAATTCTCCTAAAAAAGTCTCAAAATAATTATCGGTTCCCACTACAAAGTTATTAAAAGCTCTTACACCAGCTTTTACTTTTGCCGACGACTCTCTAACGCCACTCGTTGCAAATTCCCCCGCTAAAGTTCGACCAATTTCTTCAGCAAAACCAGTAGCAATTTTATTGACTGCTTGCCCTGCAATATTCATTGGAATGCGAATTGGCGCAGAAACTACATCAAAAGCAAAGCCAGCGATTTTAGATAAAACTCCACCTGGCCGCAAGTGTGCAACTTCTTTAATAACGTCCCGAAAATCCTGATCTAACTGCTTACCGAGTCCCCTAATTTCACTTGCCAAAAGACTATCTTGCCTTAAGCTATCAACAGAAATTTGATGCCGAATCGTCCCACTAAACGATCCCCCCGCCATCATGTCATTTTTAAGCACCCCCAACTCCCGCCGAAACTCCCGAACCTGATTAATACCAGCAGAGAGGGAAGTAGGGTCGTAAAGCGACTTAATGGGGATTGATGCTTCTTTCCGCAGTTCCCCAATATGCTTAATTTTTTTGTCAATTAAATCGTTGAGTCCATGCAGTTGTTTGGTGTCAACGGGAATGGCGATCGCAGACTGACGCTTAAGTTTGCCCAGTTCATTGTCAACTTGATACATCCGGCGATTGAAGTTATCAATCCGAGCGTCAATGTCAATATAGATCTGACCGCCATCAACTGCCATAACTAACTACTCTCAAACGATTTAATAATTGCCCAGTCGTCGGGCCGAACATGGGCGATGACCTGGGCGATGTCCGAGGGCAACAAACCAAGCTTACTTGCATTACTAACAATCTTAGCTGTTTCCGTGTCAATCGGCTCTTTACCCTTCTCTGGAAATTGAAAGGGTAAAAACTTAGCCGCATCGGGATACTCAACGGAAAAGTGATCGGGATTATTGTGAACCTGAGTCCAGTAAGTAAAGTGAGCGACTAGCCTGGCCACCGTCATATTCTGGGCGTTAATCTCTTCGGCTCTTGACCGATTAATCAAAATCCACTTCTCGTATAACAACCAATCAGGCAGTTCTTCAAAATCGGATAGGGGTTGGCCCCAATTTAGCCAATCCCCCAGTATCCGATCCCAATCTACCTGTTTGGCATTTAGGATTTCCCTGATTTTTTCACAGGCTCCTTTCCCCCCTCACTTTTTTCTGCTGGTGCTTCTACCCTGATGGCTGTCACTTGGTATGTTACGCCTTCTTCTAAGCTCAACCTTTGTTCTCCACAAAGGCTAAAAGAAGAGTCTGCTTTCATCTTGGCTGTAATCACATTGTCGGTATCTAGCCACCCCGTTTTACCCTGATTTTCCTTATTCACAAATTCAGTAAACAGAGTCCGAACTAAACCTGGGGATAAATTTTTGACATTTTCAGCCGTGACTTTAAATGTTTTGCGCTCTGTATCAGACAAGTCTTTTAAAGCCACAACCCGCAAGGGAGAGGATAAAATACCAGCCAGCAACTCACAGTTATAGTTGGTTTGAGCTTCGGCATTCTGATCATTCAATTCACCTAGCTTAGTAAAGTCATCGCCTAACTTTTCGACAATTAACAGGTTGCGTTTTTTCTCTTCCTCGATTGCATCATCAAGGGATTTAGCATCACTAAGACCCAAGCTTGTAGCAATAGCCGTAAGAGCATTTACAGCCGTTTTATTTTGCTCGTCATTGTCTTTATCTAGGAGTTGGGCAAGGTCAAGTAACCGGCTTAGGGTTTGCTTTTTAGTGCCACTACCCAATTCCACCGTTACGACTCGATGGATTTCATCTTCGGAGATTTGATACTTACGGGAATTACTGCCAACAATGGCATAGTATTCTTTCTGAATCCTCTTAATTTCTTCTGATGCAGCCCCAACCGCTTCACGTTCACGACGAGTTAATCCCTTGAGCTTGTAAAGATAAATACCAATCTCCCCGTCACTGTTTTTTTCTAGTAGCTTGTCTAAAATCGGTTCTTCGGGGGAATCAAACGAATGGCAAAGATCGAACTCTTCAATGGGGATAAATACAGCTTCTTTTGCTTCCTTTAAATCCTTAAAAATGCCCATAAATAATTAATCACTATAGTTGTCAGCTTTATTATGGCATACAAACTTAGCTTGACAACAACTTTAGTTGAAAACTCTCTGGGCTATACAACACCCGATGATTCTTCTGGTAAATTAATTGGGGTGGCAACTCAACCAAGATTGGCACTTCATTAATACCAGCAAGAAGATTGATTGTGTCGGGTAGGTAGGGAGCAAAATAGCCCAGGCGATAAAAAAGAGTCTGGTCAACCACTTTACAGTTGGCTAACCAGACTAAATCCAAATCGTTCCAATGAGAGCGCAAAAGATTAAGCCGCATTTTGGGGGATCTTTTTCCATGTACCGTTAACATGCAACGTGACGTTGTATTGATTAAAGGCGTTGTTGGAACGTTGTTCAGACTCACTGAATCGGCAGTTAGCAATACGACCGCCTCGACCTTGGGCATTAAGAATCATGACTCGAAGCATCTTGCCAGCTTCAATCGCATCTTGCATTAACTTCTTGCCAGGATCACCGTAAATGTCGGGGCCGGAAGTTTGTCCAGAAGACATAACACCAGAAACAGCCTTGGCAATCTCTAAAGTGTTAAATGCTTGATCTTGATATTCCTGGGATTGGTTATCGGTGTTGGCAGACTTGGCAGAGAAAAAGGGGACAAAGCATTCAACAATAGCTGCCGAGTTGTCTGCGATCGCTACGGCTGCGGGATAGATGGGGATTGTGGTAGCGTTTGCGGCAGTTTTGGTCTTAACGCGAACAACTTTAGAAACGTTACTAACAACAAAAACAATGGGCTGACCTTCATACAAGATTTTGGTGCAACCAGTATCAACAGTGATAGTCGTGTCATCAACGTCAACAGCCGCAGCTAAAGTGAGCGTTTCAATGCCTGGGATAACACCGGCGGGAGCTTCTTCATCAAAAGGAGTGGGAGAGACAAAGATTTGAGTACCCTGACCAGGTGTGTAAAGGCTGGTATCGTCGAGGGTAGTGTAATTATCACCGGCCATAAAAATTACCTATAAGAATTTGTTTGCGTCACAATTAAATTCATTCTAGCCTGTGCAGGATAAATTGCACCATCTAGTTCAGCGTATGGTCTAATTACTGGATTTTGATGAATAACGAAACTACTCTCAGATTGAATTTTGCTAATAGCGATCGCCAACACCCCGTCATAATTCCACTGTCTCAGGATTAGCTCAAACAAAAGATGATAAGACTTTAAAGCCAACAACCCCCCATCATTCATTTTTGGCTCAAGATTTAAGATTGCCTCAATGCCAGAGCCATCAACGATCTTATAGTTTTGGGGAAGGTCGGGGGGACTTATCCACACGGCTGGTATTTGTCCCTGTTCAACCTGATACAGCCCCAGGTCATCAGCTAACAAAAGTCTAATAGCATCTGAGACATTGAGGGCAAAAGTGTCTAGTTGAGTTTGGGTGATGGACATAATAAATACCAGCAAAAAGATTAGTAATCAAATTCAGTTGTCTCAGTCTCAACCGTAATATCCCTCAAGCCAGCATCCTTAACGTACCGACCACGATCGTCGCGCAACCTGGTAACACCCCTCTTGTCCGTAGAAAGATTCGCTTTAAGCTTCTCGGCTATGCGCTCGGCAATACTCATCCCATCTTCCAGCGCATCGGACATAAAGGGTCGGGCGGGTAGAATCGCATGACCGTTAGAGCCGCCTTCATGCACTAAATCACTATACTTAGCCGTGTTAAAAAACTTAACGTGAAGACCGTTAATATCAACGTCTTGGCTCTCTAACAAATGCTCCGAGTCCAAAATATCCCTTGGACTGCCAGCAGGGGGTTTATGTTTACGGATAGTCTTATTGGGCCAATACCAGTGTGGAGATTCAATATTGTCCAGAATCTCATTGTGGATTTCATACGCAACTTCGGCTAAGGCAGCCTCTACCAGTGGATTAATGTTAATCACTTGACAACTAAGTTTGCTATAGTATTATCAATCATAACATTTTACGGTATGCTGTCCTTCCCCCTAATTGAATCGTTAACCATTCAAACAACAGTTGACTTCCCAAAGAATCATATCTTGAGAGATGATAAAGGGCGGGAACAGCGCATTATCCCCCACCAAGCCCCACTACGCAAATTTAACTTAACCAAAAAGATATTAACTGCCAGTGATGTTAATGATCTTTATGACTTATTTGAAAGCATGAAGGGGGCTGGCGATAGCTTTCTTTACCAAGATAAATCAGATTATAGGGCGACTCGTTTAGCTAATACTTTCTCTGCTGGTGTTTATACTCAAGGCGTAATTATTAAAAGTGGTAGCACTTATTTACTTTGCAAAAAATACGCCTGTGGCGATAACATTCATTACCGTCCCATCTATCATGCCGACACATTAACGATTTACAGTGGTGATACGGTTGTGACAGGCTGGACATTCTTTGACGGTGGCACAATAACTGGATTATCTGGGGATGGCTATACTGCAAACTTTACTTTTAAAACCCCCGTTAGGTTTGAAGTTGATAAGCTTGAAAACGTCATCTCTACAAGCAAAAATAGCTCAGGTCGCTTACTTTATTCGCTTAACAATGTAATGTTATCTGAGACGCGACAAAGCATCCCTATCATCCTCACAGATACATTTCTAGACGATTGTGGACATACTTTTCAGATAGATTTCCTGTTTAACGCTACTATCAGCAAAAACTACACTACTGAGATAATCCCATTAGCCAGTGGATATGAAAAACGAACCTCGTTACAGGATGATGGCATTACTGAGATTGACTTTGGCGATCGCACTCAACTAACCCAAGATCAACTTGAATACTTGCTATGCGTTTGGCTAAATACTAAGGGCTGTGGCGCATTCTTCAACTTTGAAGATGAAACAAATACCAGCGTGGGAGCAAGGTTTGATAATATCCCTTTAAGTTACACACAGCGATCGCCACTCCCCTATCCCAAATATGAAGTTAAGGGATTAAGAGCAAGATTATTTTATGAGGGAATTTTAGAGGATACCGGCTACAACGGTTGGACTGGTTCTGTTTTGACGCTGTGTGATTGTATTAAGATTAAAATAGAAACCCCACCTGCTATTACCGTTATTACCGTGCTAACCTATACGACGGGACAAAGCACTTTCGGTTATACGCTCTTACTAAAAGCGGCTCATTATGGTACTTACGCGCAGTCGGATACGGTTGTAGGGACGTGGACTGACTTAACAATTGTTGGGAATGGCCCGATTATTGTTAGTGGTTTCTGGACATATGTAGGTGGATTTTCAATGTTGACCTATGGCGGGCCTATTGTAAACGGCATAAATTTAGGATGGCACGGTGGAGGCATAGACGAGGGTGAAGTTTATGTTTATCCCCGTTCAAATCCTAATGCACCTGGTTTCTCAACGATTGGCTCCATCTCTTATCAAATAGTGTTATCAAGTAATGGAAAAAGAGATATTATTCAGTTACCCTACACTAATCTAATTAGTATTGAAAGCGTGAAAAATATTAGCCAAACAATTACCTACATTGAGAGTGTAGATTATGAGATTGTCAGCCTTGTTAGTGGGCAGATTAGACCATTAGTGGGCGGGGCGATTGAGGACAACCAGCAGCTAATTATTAGTTATTCAATAGCCTAAAGCTTGATATAAAAAATGGTTGAGTGGAAAGTAGCCTAGTCAAGTGATACCACGCTCTAGATATTGAACTATATTTTAATCACAGGTATCTTAATGCAGTTGCTTCTGTATCTGTGATTGCCCGATTAAACATAGAAAAAGACGAGACAACTCCATTAAAAAACCATGTATTATTGTAGCTACCCAGTCTATAAACATGATTAAAGTTTAAAGGCGTAACGTATGACCCAAACGCACCATACCCTCTCTGGTAAATATTAAAGCTGGAATTTCCAGTTGAGCAGCAAATTGTTGTCATTTTTATTCTCTCAAAATACCATATAATCTTATTTCAGCGCAATCCGCGTAACTTGTTGCATTACTAGTAAATCGATAGAAAGAATAATCAGCAGTATTTGAAATAGAAGGAGAGTACCAACTCGAATCATTCGGAGTTGATAGCCCTGTTGCTAGGGTTGTCCAGTCCGTCCCATTGTTTGAGGCTGAAATACTGAACGGATTAAAACTCCAGCCTCCTTGCCTGGGTAACATAGAAATTCTATCCACCATCGCCGTTCTGCTTCCATTAAATTTAATAGTGAAATTTGGGTTTGCTTCATAATTACTATGGAAAAAATCAGTATTGACTCGGTTTGTTGCCTGAGCAGTGATCAAACCAGCATAGTTACTTGATTCACTAGCAGTAATAAAGCCCCTTGTGTGAGGATTTATAAAATTCTCAGTCGCCGCATTTGTTCCTAAATAATAAAGAATATCATTCGTATCATTGTCGCTGACATAAGTACAAATAATACCAGGTGGCACATAACCTGGTAGCCAATTGATAGTATAGGAACCAGTGATAACCTTAATATTATGATTTGTATCTAATAAGAAAAAATCAATTGAATTATTAGCATCTATTTTAACGCCTTTATTGGCGGGTATAGTAACCCCATTTACGGTTGAAAGTCCATAAAAAACAATGTATTTTGTGCTTAAATTTACCCAAATAATATGTTCACCAATGCCTAAACTTGAACAATCTATGCCGATATTAGCCGCTATGTTATCGGTAAAATAATAGCCGCTAGAAGTCAAGGCAGTATTTTGATTGATGGGTAAGGAAAATTTGATACTTCCATTGAACGAGTTAGGATTGTCTGGCGCGATCGCCCCTCCACTCCCAACCCCTGAAGTAGCAGTTGACCGGAGTGTTGCCATTCTCCCGTCAATCAATTCGAGTGAGCTTTTCATCAACTATCTCCTCTGATTAATGCCACAAATTCAGATGGTAAATCAAACGACTCAGCTATTGTTGCCCATAAATTTCGATGCTCTTGAGCTACTTCTGCGATCTGGCAAAACAGTGGAAAGGCTACCGCAAAATCATCTACCCCATGATCAATGATAAAACTGTAGGCTAGGTCTTTTTTGCCCACTATTGACGGATGGCGAGTGTTAGCAATAGCTTCATAATTGATCATGTTTTGTTCAAATGATATTGTCAAATTGAATCCTACCCAACTAGGTACAGGATCGGCAATTGGCTCTGGGTTAGGGATAATTTCTATTTCTTCATCTGATTCAATAAAATCTTGCCACACTTTTTGTAAAACCGATAAAGTAGGCTCAGTCACTCCCGAAAAATTAGGTTCGTCATTAATCCAAGGGAGAATGCTTATAATGTCATTACATTCCAAGTAAATTGTAGTTTCCGATCTTTTCATGGGGCTATTCTCCTATAAGAAATATTGATTGCAAAGACTATATTATTAGGAGTGCCAACTTTAGTGCCTCTTACGGTTACACAATTTCTTGTTTTTCCGCTTACTACTTCTGTCGTGTCAATGACATATTGAGTGGTAGAAAATAACGTGGTCAAAGATGCACTTGTTATCGATCCTAGCGATGCTACTTGAATCACGCTATCGTTAAGGGGAGCGTAGCCAAGGCTAACATCCCATCTATTATTAGCGTCTGCCGAAGAGACGGTGGTTGTAACGTTAGATTCAAACAAAAGAATCCTAAAAGAACCACTAGAAACAGGAAAATACAATACGTTGGTTGAACTAAATACGTTTAGTCCTGATTGGATAGTATATATTTGTTTAGTAACCCAATAAACTCCATTCCAAAGCCACCATGTAAGGTCATCTGTTTTATACCAAATATCATCAGCTACCAAAGCACTACCATTAACCCTTGTCGTTGGTTTTGTAGATTGATAAAAATGTTCAACCTCGTTTATTCTAGTCCCGTTTGGTAGAATATTGGGGGGATTAATTAACAACATTTAAACTACCTCCGTAACTCTAGCAGCACCGTTTGCTGATGTCCAAACACCTTTAATCTCACCTGAATAATCATCCCCTTTGATGATTAATGTCGCGTCAGGTTGTAGCTTAACTGTGTAGTTGGTAGTAGATGCTGCACTAGCGTTACAACAGACGTATAAAATAGCAGTTGAATCATTATAAATAATCGCAGTTTTTCGATTGTTGTTTGCTGCCAATAAAGTAACAGAAGTAGCAATACTTGTTACATTACTTAGTGTTGAAGTTGCGGCATAGGATTGAGTTACAGATAGCGAGGTTGCCGGTGTTTTTACTCCCGCAACTAAAGCAGATAAGATAGCTTTTAATCTGTCAAGTACAGTATTGGCGGTTGGGATTGGCTGTATCTCCCCAACTTGAGCAACAATACTGGCTAAAGTTGCTTCTGTTGCTAATGTGTCTGTTACCGCTAATGCTGTCGATAATTGAGCCTCTGTTACTGGTTGATCGAGTTGATTGTTAACAGTAACGATACTGCTTTTTTTGTCAGTATCTACAATCAAAGCAGCTAATTTTTGCGTGTTTCCGCCAGCGTCTAATGCTGTTATAAAATCCATTACCAAAAAGCCCTCCAAAGCTGGCTAAATCGACTTCTTAGGTCAGTAGTAATATTAATCTCTCCAATTACTATTACCACGACATTGATTTTCTGATCCGGTGTTCGATACAATTCACTGGCAGACAAACCTCCGGCGATCGCCTCTGCATTGCTGTTAAAGTCTGGGATATAGGAACCATCAAAGACAATAGAGCTAATAGGTTTTGCGCTGATTATAGCAGCAACATTACTTGCACTAATGACGGCGTTAACCGGCTCAGAGCTAACAACGGAATTGACAGGTAAAGCATTGATAACATTAGACATGGCTCACCCTTCCAATTACTTGAGCCAGTGCATAAGACGCTGACAAAACAATATTATTTCTAGAAATATTCATATCAAAAGGATAGGCTGTTTTAATAGACAAGGTGTTGTTGCCTTGGTATTTTGTGGGAGTTAAATCAACTGTTACATCAGACGACAGCAATGGGTAGAAATGAGTGTAATCTTTCGTCTCATCATAATAAGTCTCCCCCCATTCAAACGTAGCTAAAAGAGAGCCGTTATTCTCTTCTAGATCAGTTCGCAGTTGCCCAAAAGGAGTCCACAAAGTATAGTCACCATCAGGAAAGATAATTGAATAAAACTTTAGATAGTTCCAATCCTCCCCTTGTATAATGGCGGCTTCGCCTGTAATATTTTGTAGTTGTCTTGACATTTTAACCCCTACGAATAACGCCCTAAAATTTGAACTGTAACCTTGTTTGCTGTGTCTGTTACTGCCTGAATAGTATCGTTAACTGCTGACAGTGTCAAGGAATAGGGGAGATCAAAAATAAAGGTTTCTTTAGTGGCAATTTCTCTTTCAAAAAATATGTTAGTTGTATCTGATGCTGTGCCAACACTCCCCCCTGAATTAGGGACATTATAAAGCTTTACCGTTTCTGCTGTTGTAATTGTTTATTATCAAAGATAATCACAAAATCCTCATCCCCTGCCATTGCGTCCCGCCAACACTTAAGATAATATTCCCAGTAGTATTGTCAATAATCCTAGCGGCGGCTACCTCAGATGCTACCCCACAAAATCCAAATTTCACAAATCCTCGGAAATAAAGAGTTGTACTGCCCCCATAAGCTGTGCTTGAATTTCTTCCCTCTAAATAAGAATAGGGATCAATAATAGCTTGGCCGTCATAATTTCTCCCGCCATTATAGGCTAAGTAAGCGGCATTTGTCGCTCCGACCTCATTTAGCCTCGCATTCGCAGATGTTACGGTTACTCCTATTCGCTTTGTGAAATCAAAAGTTGAAAGCAATAATGGTTGAATCACCGTGTTTACAGCCGTCCCTGCTGGATCTGTCTGTGAGTGGAAATCGACGCTAAGTTGCTTCCAATTGGTATTAGCGTGTTTGGCCTTTGCCACATAAGCGTATAAATATCCTGAAGCATAAAGTCTTCCAAGCATCCATGCCCATTGATCTGTTAAGTCAATTCTGTTAAGAAAGCCGAAATGATAACCAAAACAAGCTCCTGACGCATTGTAAATACAAATACAGCCAGCGTCACTATCGGCACTTAACCAAAGCCGATTAATGCTTCCCTCAGTAAAGGTTAAAGTATGAGTCGCAGTTGGGGAACCATTTATTTTAGTTTCTTCTAACCACCCCCTAAGCGTTAGCGTCATACTAGGCGCGGAACCACTAACAACAAATTCAACCCAGCAGTTATGGTTATTTGATGTAACTCCTTTAGTAAATAAAGAAGTACCAGATACTTTGCTGATGGTTGTCCACCCCGCACTAGCTAAATTCGTATCTAGTGTATTTATTAAATTAATAGCGGTTGTGAATTGATAGCCCGTGTAATCACCTGGAGTTGTGCTGTTTAAATAAACTACTGGCATTAAAAACCTCTACTGTTTGGTGTGGCAGAATAAGGGGCAGGACTGACAAAATAAGCGATTGGTAAGTTGATAAAAGGTGTGTCTGATTGAATAATCTTAAAAACAGAAATATTGCCAGATGAATCACTTGAAGGTGTGGCGCTCACACTCCCATCCCTTTTAGCAGCTTGATTGATTGTAATTTTAGGCAGTCCAGTCTCAATGACTGGGGGAGCCGTATATCTTTTTCCCTCTTGACAAATTTTTATCAAAGGTAAATTAGACCCCGATGGTGTAGCAACGGGGATAAATCTTTTGCCTTTAAAATAACGAGTTTTAAGCATTTTAAACCGTACTTTCTATGCCTGACAAAATCAATGTTACGTCTGTAGTTGTAGTTGACTTAGCCTCAAATTGATCCCCCGCCAAATACCGTTCCCCAAACTCAGTTAGTATTCCACTCCCATCGGCAGAACTGCCTATTTTTTCCCCATTAAAAATATAGTGAGGATCGGTAACACCTGTCCGAGTAACCTTGACTGTTATCGTCCCTGCTGTCGTACCATTTGACGCTCGAATCTTTTCCATTAAAAAATTATAGCCAGTCGTTACAGTGTGAACAGTCTGGAAAGATGTTGTTAGCTTGATGATTTCAGAGATTGCAGTTTCAGCCATGATATTAAAGCCAGTATTGTAATTTTAAATAGTTTGTCGCATCGGGCGGTGAGGTTATCACAAAATCCGTTAAACTTTCACCACTACTGGCGGCGGTGACAGTAACCTTTCCCGTCTTGGTTGTGGCTGCGATAGTCCCTGTTGCCAAAGCGTCAGAAACAACAGAAAAAGCATTAATCCCCACACTATTGATGGCAGCACTAGTCGCACCCGTAAAGCCCACACCAAAGATAGAAATTGCATCGCCAATCGCTCCTTGAGTTGGACTAAAACCCGTAATAACTGGAGTAACAGTTGAGAGCGTTGGGGCGATCTGCACCGCTAACGGATAGCCACGCCCAACTATTGCGCTCAACTGATAGATTTTAACACTTAAATTAGTTTGGACAGAACCAAAATCTGTTACCTGGTCAGCCGCACTATAGCTTATCCCTCGGCTGGTGCTTGTCAATGTCCTTGCGACACTCAACCCGTCCATTACGTCAATCTCGTATCGCTCCGAAACCTCACTCATTAAACTTGAGGGGCTTGACCAGCCATCGTGACGATCGCGGCGATCCCATGCAATTGCAATATTCCCACCCTGGTCTTTGGTCGCACTTGCACTGACAGGGGAATAGCATTCTAGAGAAATACCAGCAGAGGAAATTGCTGTGTAGCTTGCCACCGATGGCTCACTCCCATTAACCCCAACCGCTTTCAGTCGCAATGACAAGCCTATATCGGACTGGGCTAGTTTAATTTTGCCCAAATAGCCACTCAACAAAACAAACTGCTCATTTGTGCCATGTCCACTAATAGCCCAGTCAGTCCCCCGACAACCCCGCTTAAACTCACTCAGATCATAGACTCCGGTAGAGATGAGGGCTGCATCCCTGGCCATAATAATTTCATTGCCCAAGCTAAATAAAATCCCATTATTCAAGTCAAATTGGGCTTGAGTCACAGAAGATAGTTGTCCTGTACAATCACTGACCCTAATTGTCGTTGCATTACTGGCCGTGGCTGTGGCGACAATCCCGACAATGCTCTTACTGCTAACACTGGCAATACTTTGATAGCTTGCACCAGAATCCCGACTAACATAAATGTTTCCACCCCGCCAATTGGTATCACCCACAACAGCAATATATCCCGTCCCATCTGGGTCGCTATCAGTAATAAGGGAGATGTCAAGGGGGATAAGTGTAGCAGTGCCAATAGGTGTAGTGGTTGTTTGAGGATAATCAATATCAGCGTCAATATCTGGATCTGGATAAACCGGCTGAACAATAATCGGCGTGTCGGGATCGCCTGGGTCGTATGTGACACTTCCATTAGCACCAGCGCAAAAAAGCTCAATGAGGTAGTTAGTCCCAACCGTCTTTTTTTCTATCCGCCATAAACGATTAACATTTCCCTCGTTAATTGATATGCAATCTCCAACATTAAGCCCGTTATAACAGGGCATTAAATAAAGCTTTTCAAGCTTATGCTTGTATGCTTTAGACTGATACAGCAATCGGCTTGCCACTCGTCCCATATCCCCGTCATAGCCGACAATTGAAGTAGTAAAAGTATCTTCTTTTGTATGCGTTGCAGCCGGATCTTTATAGAATTGAAATCCCTTATCATGATCCTTACCAGCATTGGTAAATGTAACCCCAACAAATGAGGGCATATCTAGGGGATCGGGTTCAGGTCTTTCATAGGGAGTAATTGTTGGTGTTTTATAATCCCTTGCCCCTAGCGCATCAAGATCTATAGATTTTGTTAAAGAAGCATTGCTAATACGATCAAAATAAAGCTTGTCATCAGACTCCCAATAATAGAGAAAGTTGATTCGACAAATATCTTCTATAAAATCTTTAAAACTACTCCCGCTATTTTCATAGACATCACCAGCGACATTAATAGATCCACAATCCCCTATAAAAACAACATCCTCTTGAGTAATTCCGTCCTTGGCTGCAACGTGCCAAATCAAGTCCTGTAGATCGGGATCTTGACCAAATCTAAATTTTGCCTCTACGTCTATTTTGGGAAAACCAGACCCCTTATAAAGTTCAATCGGGTACTCATTAAAAGCTAATAAACTACATCCTCGAAAGGCTGGAACGTAGCCCTCTAGAGATGTTAGAAGATCTAGTGGGCTTTGATCTGCCCTTCCTAATCTCAATTCGGTATGATCATTAAATTGCTGAATTACATCCCCAGAATCCCAAGCTGTATAAATCTGGACTCCATTAGCCCAGACACGATTAAGTCCCTCATCAGAAATCTCACCACCAATCAAAAATACAGCAGTCAAATAGTAATTTGCTGTGTCAGCATTGGTAACTGTCGTATTTCCACCACCCCCTTTTCCGCCCGATGACTGAGTAGTGGTCGTAGTTGTGATGACTTCCTTTAATGACTTTGCATAGATCAACGAACAGCCATTAACTCGATTTAATCCATATAAATCACGAATTAAATAGCCAAATTCACTATTCGGTGCGCCTAAGTTGTCTAATCTTTGGGCTGGTGTGTTGACATAATTTGTAGTGTGGGGCGCAAATAAACGGCCCAATAATCCGATACCAGCACTAGCAACAGCAGGAATAATTAAATTAGCCATCTATCACCCCTGGCACTTCATACACTTTGATAATACGATGAACATTGCTCTCCAATGTCCCGTAACAAACTTTTCTCGCCGTTGCGCTGGCATGAACAAACTTTTTTTCATCCACAACAATTGCAGAATGGGTATCTAAATTATTAAACTTAATCGCTAAAACATTTGCGATCTTAATAACGCTTGATTCGACTAAATATTTTTCTAATTGCCGAATCATAAAAGAGCCTCTGGCTAATGGCTCATAGTTGGGAATTATGTCATCTTTATCAACAAAGCCAACATTTTTGCCAACACCAAACAACAATTGCACACAATCAACCCCCACCCCCTTAACGCATTGATGATGATGATAGGGAGTTCCAAGCCATGTTAAGGCTTCCGTAACAATTTGCTGTCGAGTAATCTTAGTTGCCATACAATTAAATTAACATAGCGAAGTGAGACTATGACTATGATTTTGCTATCAGCCCTTATGGCTCTGTATATGTGGTTAGTTATTGAGTCTATCTTTAAGGAGCCATTTCCCAATGACCTATCCCCTGAACAATCTTCTAGCGATCGCTGGCGACATCATCAGCGACCCAAGCATTAAAGCCAATGCGACAATAAGCTTTAGCCGAATCATCCGCGACTCCACCCCGACATTCACTACCGACAGTAAAGGGCGACAAATACCAGCAGAAGGAAGTAGCGAGGTGGTAGAGCTTAGTTGCTGGCTGCGGGAAGCAAGGGTAAAGCGTGACAATCCCCAAATGCAGGAAGGGGCGGATTTGAATGCCACTTACTTTGAAGGTCGGTTAGTTGACCCCAAAACCTACGATTTCCCGATCAAGGCTAATAGCCCTATCACCGTCACGGTTAATGGACGCACCGGCACAATGCTTGTAGATACGAGGATGTTAGAGTCTCCAGCCAGCCAACAATACGACATTAAAGGGCAACTAGGCCAACAAATTGCAATCTTTGTACAGTTTAAACAAAATAATTAGCTTGACAACTCACTTTAGTTGTGCCAAGATAAGATTGGTTTTGGACACTTGCCATGGTTAATACTCCCCCAGTTTGTTACTGGGGTTTTTTAAAATATGATTGATCAAGATTATCGAAACTTTCGCATCCGTGATTTGGCTGAACGTATCCTTTTTGCTGGTGTTAATGCACACTCAACATTTATTGTAAACAGCACTGTCTACAATGCTGTCTCATCTGCATACAACTACGCTAAACAGTTAGTTGATTATGGCATTCAACACTATCCTATTGTCACCGACGAATGTGGGGATGAAGAACCAGTCACCGCAGGCACCACCTTGCAGGATAGTTTATAAATGCTAGCCCCAATAATTATTAAAAGTCCCAAAAAAACTTACGCTACTAAATCAGAACATGATGAACAGGCTGAGTTCGTAGCTTGGTTTAAAAAGCTTTATCCCAACGTAGGTATTTTTGCTATTCCCAACGGTGCTAATTTGTCGGGGGATAAAAGTGGCAATCAACAAAAAGATGCTGCTGCTAGGGCTAAACAATGGCGGTATCTTGTAGCGGAGGGAGCCAGTAAAGGTCATCCTGATCTACAAATACCAGCGTGGAAAATTGTGATTGAATTTAAAAAAGCCAAGGGTGGTGTAGTCAGTCCCGAACAAGAGGATTGGCTAAGATATTACCGTTCAATTGGATGGAATGCTGTTGTTTGTTATGGCGCATCTCAAGCTAAAGATTTTATTAATGGTTTTGTTAGGAGGATGTGATGTTAATACTTATTATTTGCATTATCGCCCTTCCCCTATTCCTTCTCGTTGGTATTTTATCAGTTAGTTATTGGTATCCCCCGCAAGGTTATCAAGCTAAAACTGATAAGCCAGTGGGGAAACTACCAAATTTTAAAAGCTCTGTAAATAAAAACTATGGGAATTAAAACTTTTGATATTAGAGAACACGACAAAGCCAGAGGAGAGAAGTTTGAAGTCAACAATTTCTCTCTTACTTATGATCGTGATTATGGAATTGATCGCCGTAGCGGTTGGACTGTAGTGATTGATGGCGTAGTCGTTGTTCAGCTTACTTTCATCTGGAAAGCCCTATTTTTATGCGCTAAATCTCTTTTTTTTCGGGAATACGCTGATAACTAAACCCCCCTAATCCTTAAACTCTTAAAGGGCAACATCATGTAGTCAGGAATTTGGCCAATTAACGTTGGGTCGGTGGCGTATTTGATTCTAAATTCATCAAAGGGTACATTCAATTCACTTACGCCTTTAAACACCCCAGACTGCACAATATAAGTGAGAATAGCACCAGCAGAAGCCTTTAGTTGATTGATTTCTTGTGTGTCTTGGGTAAAATCAAACCCCGCCCAATACTCACACTTGTAATCAGTAAATCCGCTTTGCTGGTATCCTCCACGCAAATAACTGGATTGCCAGCCAGAACTTATTAGATTGATATTGGAATAGTTAAGAAAGATTTGATTATTGCTATCTAAAATAAACTCATCATCCGTGAGCGATCGCCAACTCCCTGGCGGAACTGCCCGATTGAAAGTGTCAACTACATTCCCCCCAATCCTGACTGACAGGGCAAAGGGGTGATCGTCGTCAATCAGAATAGGAAAATGCTGTAGAAAGAAAGATTGAGTTTTAAAATTTAGCTTACGAGTTTCGGTGCGAAGGGCAAGGTCTAACGGACGGCCCGCCCCCGCCTCCGACTCTAGGATAGATTGCAAATAGTAAAATGCCCCAGTTAAAGCGTCACTGGTTAAGTTAACACCTGGGGCGAATAATGGTAAGTCATCCTCATTCAGAATCGCCATAATTGTTATTTGATAAAGCTACAATTACGCTTGCTAATAGGACAGAATCGCTCTCGTTCTGCCGTATCCCCAATATTGCGAGAGAGGGGTTTTTCACCACAAGTTTCACACAACTTGATAACCGACTTTGGCCCAGTTTGAGTACCAGCAAGATAAGCCCCTGCTGTTTTTGCCAGATCGATAGGTTCGATCGTTTTTTTAGGTTCCTCAAACGTTTCAAACTTTTCGGTAGTAGGAGTAGTAGCCATATTTTTAGAGTTCAGTTGCTAAGTAACGGACTTCGATTACGCGAGTTTGTTGGGGAACATCACTGGTGTCGCTGTAACCAGTTGCATCAACGTCAAGAGGATCAAACGATTCATGGGAGAACCAAGCAAATTCACTGGCACGGTTCCAGAGGATTTCACCAGTCCGGCTGCGAATTTCCATTGGCATCCCGACACCACGCGAAATGCTATCAGCACCGAGATTGTAAGTAGAACGAGTCTTTTTAGAGCCAGCCCCAGTCGTAACATTTTGAACTCCTGGGGTGCCAGGTGCACCCATGCCACGCTCATTCTGAGAGAAAATATGGAAACCAGAAACAACGCCGTGATAGCCAGAGATTTGATCAATGTCAGTAATGGACTGCAATGCACTGGTAACACTTAACTGTTCTTCCATCGTTGCGGGGTTTAAGAACGCTTGACGATCAATAGTTACCAGGCTATCGGCTAACTGATTAAAACTATAGTCGTCAAGGATTTTGGCGTAATAATTCCCTTCGTACTTGGGAATCTTCATTGCAGCCATGTACTCATACTCAGAGCGCAAAGCAGAAGCCGTACAAAGCCCACCAGAGCCAACCACAAGATTGAGTGGATTAGTTTCAATCTCGTTATTATTGATATAAACAACAGCACTGGTCGGAGTGATTAAAGACCAAATAGCAAGGTCTTCAAAAATCATGTAGTTACGGGCAATATTAATATCAAACAAATTGAAAATATCAATCGCCGAAGTTTGCTCTGTGAAGTTGGCGACAAAGTAAGGTTCATTACCAGTTGCACCAATTTTACCCATCCCCCACTCTTTGAGGACAACATCAACAGTGCCAGTTTGCACCCCTTGACGGTTATCAGTAAGATTGGCAAACGTACCGTTACCAGATAACTGCCAACTAGAAACCGTGGTAGGTGGGGTATTTAGCGCATAACGCCAAACCTGCATTGTATCGCCCCTGTTTTTTTCCCACTGAATCTTGATGTTGGGAAATTGCCACATAATATAATTGGAACGGTGAGTAAACCGCATCAATCCACTTAAGAAGGGTAGAAAACCACCGACAATATCAGCAGGAATAACACCAGCGTTAAAAGTTACATTTGAACTTGAGCCAAACAACCCATTCCGTTTCAAGTAATCTTCATATTCTTGAAAAATGGGAAGATGCTGAAAACTGTTGACGTTGCGGAACTTTGTACCCAAGTCTTTTTCGGCTTCCTTAATATGACTAAAAAGCCACTGTTGCATGGCAGTACCGTTAGGTTGTCCCCATGAACTATCAACCCCACTGATCGAGTCTCTTACGTTTTTACGAACCTTGGGGGCTGACTCAAGAATGGACTGAAACTCTTGAACTAAACGACTTTGGCGATCGCTACGGCTAATCTTCGTAAAAACAGAGCCATTGTAATTCTGACTACGCCCAGTAATCCCAGTCACCGCTTGCAGATTGTCCATTGCTTGCTCCTGCTGGTGTTTTTCATCCTGTGTTTGTTTTAAGCTGGCTTGCAAATCTGCTACTTGCTTTTTAAGGGCTTCCATCTCAGGTGATTCAGCACAATCCTCTTCAATCGCCTGTACAGCCGTTAACTGAGCTTTGGCCGCAATTGCCGCCGCATCAGCCGCTTGTTGGATCATTGCCTGTACATCTTGAACAGTCATCGTAACTGTCTGGGGAGCGGAAACAGAAATACCAGCAGGGGGAATATCAGTCGATTGCAAGTTGATCGTTGCAGTTCGCTTAGTCGCTTTTGCCTTAGCCTCCGCCTTATCCTTAATTAATTCATTTAATACTTCAACAGTAGCTACACCCTCCTCAGAGGAAGGGGGTATTACCACTGTTTTTAGTTCTTGGGTAACTCGCGGCTTTCGGGTAGTTGCCATAATTTTTAAAATAAAAAGCTTTCTTAACTAAATATACTTTAAAGTCAAACAAGTTTGGTAAGTTTTTCATCAAATATTCTGGCACTTGGCACATTCCCCGCCGTCACAAAGCTTAATTCTTTAGAAAAATGGGTGGCGTTATAGAATGCGTAAGGTGCAATATCCTCCGGCTCAATCTCCCCCCAAGCTGCCAACATCTGCGACCAGAAACCAGGTGGGTAGTGAGGATCATCCTTGCCAAAATCCCCACCACACAAGGGGCATTCATAACTTTGGTTGCGAGTAATGCCACCAGTAGAGACATCGTTTAGCTGTAAATAACGAATCGCGTTAACGGCAGGACTATCGGCGGGAATGGCGGCGTAACAAATTACAGCCTGATACTTCCCACACTTTTTGATCACCTCATAGTCAAGACGGGGGTTAATCGAATTATCCAAAATCAGATTGAGTTGGGCTGGCCCTGGGTTATCAAACCGGAATAACTCAGCATCATAAACAAATCCAAGTGCTTTGTTGACAGTCTCCCAGTCGTGATCCATCGTCAAAACTTGGCCCTTGTAACTGTCTCTCATTGACTCAAGAGCCAAATCTTGCCAAACCGTCAAATCTTCCCGCAACAGATTGTCACTAGCCAAGATAGGCACACTAATCATTTCATTGGGGCCAAAATCAGCCTGACCTTTCTTTTTGCAAGCATTTATTAAAGCCAACTGCTCATCAGTCGGATAATCAACACATAATTTTCGGGCGATCGCTTCTCTATCAAAAATCATCTTACAAATACCAGCGAGAGAACTATATCTCAATTATCAGGTAACTTAACTTAGTTGCGTTAAAATAAATAACCCTCGCGGCGCGTGAACGCCCAGGGTTTGTACACTTAGCACAATAGATGCACATGAACATTGTAAAGGTTTTCGACAACTCTGAGATTCGTTTTGTTGAACATCCCGAAGGAATCTACAGCTTTGGAATCGTCGCGACGGATTTAGCTGCCATTTTAGAAATTCAAAATAGCCATCAGCTTCCTGTTGACGATAACTGGAAGGGGGTAGATAGTATCACGACCCCTGGCGGAACTCAGTCTGTGACAGTAATCTGGGAGCCTGGTATTTATCAAGCGTTGGCCAAATCCCGTAAACCCAAAGCAAAGCCGTTCCAGAAATGGGTCTTTGAAGAAGTCTTGCCCTCCATCCGAAAAACTGGCAAATATGAGTCGATCCCCCAAGCCCCCCAGACCTACATTGAAGCTCTTAAAGCATTAGTGGCGGCGGAGGAACAAAAGCTGTTACTTGAAGCCAAGACTAAAATCTTGGAAGTTGAGAATCAGCAACTAGCCGAAGCGGTAGATGAACTTTTTGACTATAGCTCAATTATCCGTATCGCCAAATTCAATAATGTCTCAGAAAAAGCGTTTGATTGGCGAAAGCTAAAAGCGGCCAGTCAGGTAATGGGATTAGAAATTAAGCGAGTACCCTGCCCCCGTTTCGAGACAAAATTACTGTACAGCCACGATGCTTGGCGGTTCTGCTATCCAGAAATGCGACTACCAGAGACAACTACCCTGGTCATTCAGCAAACAAAATAGCTTGACAACCAGTATTGGGTTTTAACCTATACCCAATACTGGAATCGAACCAGTCATCAACCGATTATGAGTCGGATGCTTTAACCAATAAGCTAATTGGGTGTTAAGTTTTAAATCAGCCCCAAGACTGGATTTGAACCAGTGACCTCGTTGGGAAACCGTATTGCTCTACTAGACTAAGCTACTTGAGGATGTGATCTCATTTATCTTATCACAACCACAATAGCTTGACAACTGAATTTAATTTTGCTATTATTAAATAGCTTGCAGTGGAGCGAGCGTGAGTATATAGCCTGCCCCCTTTCCACGGCTAACACTCAGCCCCAACCCAGACTGACTTACCAAAACAGAATTGAATCCTCAAAAAGTAAACCCCATCGTTTGGGGTTTTTTGCTAGAATGAGTGGGTTGTCAAGCCGAATAAGCCCTGTCATGATCGAAAATATTACAAGAGGCATTATAATCGCACTGACGTTTACAGCAATTAATCAGCCACTCACCCCAGACATTGCGTTTGACTTAGGCTACAAAGTTGGAATTAGGAACTGCCTGTATATTGTCCCAGATCAAATAGGCAGCAAGCAAGCCCTTGATATGGCCATTCAAAGCTTAATTAATGAAGAAAGGGAAGTAGTAATAAAAATTAATCACATGGACGAATCTTTGCCTATTGTAAAAGCTCATGTGGCGGGATACGATAAAGGATTAACACCCTGCAAGGATCGACTATAATGTTTATCGCAAAACTAAAAGATGGAACAACTGTGTCATTTCCAGAGGAAGATTTAGAAAGATTTTTTGATCAAGACGGGGACAATCTACAGCCACAAACCAAAATACTTAAGGCTCGAAGATTGCCGATTAACCCACCCACCCAAACTTAAGCTCTAACAAGGATTGATTATCGGGTCTATTCTGGCTAAACGAATATTCAAATGAGCATTTACAATTAGACCGACAATCACAGCCTTCCCCAATATTTTGCAAAATTCCCTTTGGTTGCCACCCCAAAGCAGCATACTGGGGGCATTGAGCGCAGGGAACTTTACTATTCAAAATACGCCGTTCGTAAGTAGCACCAGCAAGAGAAAATCCTTCTCTTCGGCCTCTCTCAAACATTCCCCTCGCCGCCGCCGCATATTGATCTAACCTAGCCGTAATTTGATTCTCGGTCAATTGTCCCAGGGCCATCTCAGCACTAAACTTTCTTAGATAGCCATATTCCCGCCGCAATCGTCGCCCCACAATCCCATAGTCCCGATACTCCATTTGACCCGCCCCCAACTTGTAAAGCTGTAAGTTGAGGTCTTTGATGTTCTGGGCTATGTCTGACTCCCATTCGCCTAAACTTAGCCGCCCCTCAAATAAATCAGTGGCGATCGCTCTATTTTCCTGCTGGTATTGTTCAATCTGTTTATTAACTAGATCTTTAATTGTGGCTAGTCCAACTAATCGACCCGTTGACTTATTGCGGTATCGGAGAGTCCTTGGGTCAAATTCAAAATCAGTAACCATGTTAAAATGTGAGGAAACTATAGTTACTTAATATTATGCCTTTTCCCCCTCCCGCCAAAATCAATGGTATTCGTGCAGTCTCCGTTCCCGGCCAACACTCAGCCCAGGTTTTTAACACTCAAACCCTACAAGCTGGCGTTGTCAGTTCTGTTAGCTTGACTCGCCCTTCCAATACCACCGCTTATACGGGTGGAGATGTGATTGGGATTGCCGATACAACGACTCCCGCTAATGCTGGTTCTGCCATTCTTGAATTTACATCCGTCGGCAACACTGGCGAGTTGATCAAAATCGCAGCCTCAACTTTTCAAGTCAATCTGTCATCTGTCCCCGCCAGCATGACATCCTTCAAGCTCCATCTTTATAATGCTTCTCCTACAGCCATTCTTGACAATGCGCCCTTTGACTTGGTAAGCGGCGATCGCACCAAGTATCTGGGAAGTATTGACATTGGCACTCCGGCTGATCTTGGCTCTACCCTATTCAGTCAAGAAGATGCTGTCAATAAACTGGTTAAATTAGTCACCACATCTCTTTACGGTGTAATTGAAACGGCTGGTGGTTACACTCCCGCCAGTGGAACGGGAATGACTGTGACATTAATCACTGGCTAAAATCTGGCAGTTCAACTTCTTGACAAGCCAATTTATGCGTTGAATCCGATAAAAACCGAATCCTCCCATCTGTCACTAATGAGTGGCAGATTTTTTTGGGTCTTGCTTTATCGGTAAAGTCAATTTCAACTAATACGGAAGGCATAAAACTTGGTTTTTCTAGTGTTCCACTAAAAGCCCATTTACGAGTAGCTGTTGAGACTTCATGAATCTCCCCACAGCCTGGGCATTGGAAAGAGTAACCATTGTTTGTGTGTTGAACTTTAGCCATTATCTTTAACCCTTACTTGGTTGAACAGTGTGATCGCCGTTGTAACGTCCAGTTTTTTGATAGGAGACAATACAGCTTTCGTGAGAATGAAAAATTAATTGACCAATTCTCATCCCTGACGATAACGGAATAGAGCGGTAGCGAGAATAATTTTTAAGCTCAAGGGTTAATGCTGAGTTACTAAAACCAGCAAAAGCCCATACCGCTAACGAATGCCCAAGCCCTTGACGAGCCAAGGATGACTTAAGCGCAAACTCACAGGAGATATTATTAGGTAGATTAAACCGCTCTTTTGTACAAGCTAAAACAAGTTCATTGGGGGCAAGATAATATTTTTTAGCCAAGTTAATAGCTAAAAAATCTGTTGATTCACCATTTAAAACAGCCCAAAAATTATCCGCTAACAATCCCCGCACTTGTAACCACCATGCTTTTAGTGGTTGAATCCATTTGGGAGCTTCAACCATAATTTTATCCCCCATCAAAACATCAAGACTTGCAGGATTAATCAGGCCGGGATTAAAAGGCTCAATTGCCCCAGTCCGTTCAATCAGTTCTTTGATCTGCCAATCAACTAAAATCACTTTTATTCCCCCCGTTCAGCGATCATTTGTCGGAGATAGTAAGCTAGATCAAGAGCTTCCTAGTATGCGTCAATCAAAGCATTGCGGCCATTGTGAGCCTGTAGAATCGTTCCATATTTTGCCAGACCCATAAACTTTCGATCCTTTATATCAGCCACAACCAAATCGTGAATAGAGAGATTGTTGTTAGGGTTTGGCTGAGGTTTGTAAACAGATAAATTTTTAGTCATTAGAATCATTGTTTTTATCCCTTGAACTTTGAGCTAAACCCAGTGAACCAGCCAATGCAGCAGAAGCAATAGAAGGAGCGATCTTATCCCCCCACGGTGTAAATAGAGAAATACCAGCAAGAGAACAGCCGATTAGTGCTATTCCCATTGGAGTAAATGAGTTAATAATTTTTTCCATTCAAAAATTTATTAGCTAAAGTGGCAATTAATCTAGCTTTGTCTAAGCCATTGATACATCGTCGAGCGTTGACAAAATCACGATTATTAATATTGACATAATCAGTTAACTTCTTGCCCGTAAAAGCCCCAGTCTTAAAGCCATGAACTAAGATAAATAAAGCTACGTTAGGCCCCATGGCTAAGTCGGGACTATTAACTAAATCAATCCCCAATAACTGACTATACTTTTGATAATTAGACCGCCATGTTAGCTGAACATAGCCCCTGCCAAAGTAAGTCTTGCCAGTAATTGGATCGGGTTTGCCATAAGTTCGACCAACTCCTTTTCCATATTCAGCAATCGGCTTAAAGGTATTAGCTGTTTCATGCTGAACTGTTGCCAAGACATAAGCTTTTTGGGTAGTGAGTGTTAAGCCTTGGCGATCGCACTCAAAACGAATTGCTTCGATAGTTCCTTCCTTGGTAGAGAAGTCATGAGGAACTGATTTGTTTTTGTCAACAGCATCAATTAACTGCTTATAACTTGCCGGGCCAATCTGGTCAAGAAAAGCAGGATCGTGTTGATTGATAGACTCCTTAAAATCAGACCAGGCATCCAAAGTCCTTGGGCCAAACAACCCATCAACTATGCCACAATCAAAACCTAATTTATTAAGAGCAGATTGAACACCTTTAAGTTCGTCATTGCTCAACTCGGATAGTTTTTTGGGTGATGTTAAGATCATGTTCTTTTTCTAATGCCTCCAAATTGTTAAATCGTTTCTTCCAAGTCATCGTACCAGACCAATAATGAACACCATCAATAAATTGTGTGGAACAGGTGGGGCAAACTTGAATAGCCATGCTTTAGTCCTCATAACCTTTTGTTAGTTTACTACTAACTAAACTTAGTTGTCAAGCCACTAATCCCCTTCCACGCCCTTGTCTTTTTTGGACTGAGCTAGTCGGCGATCAAAATCATCTAATTGAGCTTGATTAATTTGACGGATTAGCTCATCACTTGATGGAGTAAAGTCAAGTTTTTGGATTGGACGGTGTTGTTCAGTCATAGGAACTGGCCCAGCGTAAAAGCCCATAATCAATCAACCTCCACAATCTCAGCCCGTAAAATACTCTTAAAATCGGGGTTGGGAGGTTTTTCTTCCCACTTTTTAACAGCATTCTCTAAGTCCGACTCATCACAATTGGCTTTACGCAAAAGCGTTGACATCGGAGGTAGATTCATCGCAGTAGGTTGAAAAGTCATTGTCAATGCCTCCCATTAGTTACTAGCAAATCAAAATCTTTAAGAGATCGCTGAGACACCGGCTCACTCCCAACCCCGCCCATATCCAAATCACTAATACCAGCAGCAGAAGTTTCATCGTCATTGGCTCCCGCTTGTCCCCCAACCAATGCTGACATATTCCATTGGGGCCAAACAATCCGGTAAAATTGCCCCGTCTTCCGCCAGAACTCTTCACCCCGCTTTAACTTGATCTCGGTGTCAATGACTTGCCGAATGATTTGGGTTAGAGCATTGCAGTATTCGTTGCGGAGTCGGGCGTGCTGAAAGGCTGGTTGGGCCGATAGCTCCCTAGCAGATCCCGTCATTGCCCCTGGGAACAGGTAAAGGGGCCAGCCAGGCAGCATCATCTTGAATCGCCATTGAAGATAAACGTCAATGAGAGTTTGAAGGTTGGGGTTTTGGGAGCCAAGTTTTTTAATGTCAGCCCCAGGCAGCATATACAAGTCAGTTACTACACCATTCAATTTATTTGCTTCATGCTTTGTTATATAAGTCTCACGACCAGCACTATTCATTAAATCAAACGTATGGACGTTGGGATTGATACCGATGTCATTGGCGGCGATCGCCAAATCGTGAGTAATCTGCTTAAGTTTTGCCCAAATCCCAGTTGCTACGCTGGTCTTCCACTCCGACTTACCGTAAAGATGTTGCTGGTTACGCCGGAGGTGAATAATTTTCCATGCGGGGAATTGAATCGCCTCTTTATCATCCAGGTAACGACGTTGTTCAAACCCAGTCAAATAGCCATTATCTTCTTCCTTCCGAAACATCTCAAACGTAGGCAAAAACAATGTTCTTCCCACCGTAAAGCCAGACCCATCCTTCTCCAATCCAATCTCTAAAAAGGTATCGCCATATCCCAACCATTGCTTTAAAGCCAATTTGAGCTTATCCCCACCGATCACATATTCACCTGGCCAAGACTGACGACGGATAATATCAAGCCCGCAGTCGTAAACCCATTTATCAATCGGCGTAAAATCTGGCTTTTGGGCAGTCCCATAATTAAAGTCTGGTGCAATCGTAAAACCCTGATCATCCCCATCCGTAGAGCCGTAAACCGCATTCACCGCAAGGGTTAGGGTGTGATCAATCTCATAACAATACTCGCAAGCCTCAACAATCTCCCTGGTAATCCCCCGCCGATCTTGCCGAACGATATTCTCTCCAATCTCCAGGTCATAACGCTTAGAGTGATCCAAGCCAGCATAACCCACCACTGACAAAGGACGTTGCGATCCATCAATACCAGCAGAGGGATTTTGGTTGGGCTTGGATTTTTTCTTTTTAGCCATAACAAAATTATAACCTACTTTAGTCCGTAGCTTGACAACTGTGATTAAAGTTGATAGGTTGATAACTAACTAACACCAGCGAGGTAAAATGACAGGAAGACGTTGGACAGAAGAAGAGGAATTTTTATTGGAGTCTTTAGCGGGTGAATTGCCAGTCCAAGAAATTGCCAAAAAGCTAAAACGTAACCGCAATGCTGTTGAAATGAAAGCATTTAGGATGAATTTATCTATTCAAACAGAGACGGATAACTGGTCTATAACAGCACTAGCTAAACTATTAAATATTAATCCCTCAACAGTATTTGAATGGATCGCAAAAGGTCACTTGGGGGGGCAAAAAGTAGGCAGATCACGAACATCTTCCTACAAAATATCAAAAAAAGAATTTAAGTTGTTCTATGAAACGTATGGGCCACGCAAACAAAGCCTTAAAAGACTTGATCCAGGCATCATCAACTTTTTGATTAATTAACGGGTAAATTCGCCTGGTTTGCTGGTACTTCCGTGGTCTCGGCGATCAACTGTTGGTATATATTGACGCATCTGTTTTAGATAAGCGTCAGCCTCTCGCTCTCTTTCTTTTATTTCCCTCAAATCATTTCTTATGTGATTTACTGTTTCCTCTTTTCTGTATTGATCTTGACCAAGCTGTGTTATTTTTTCTCCAATTGCAATCATTGACAGCCTAAATTCTTGAGAAATCAAATTAAATTGATTGATAATCTCTTGGCTAGATATTTTCAATTCAGAAGAAAAAGTAGCCCGATCATTCTGCCTTTGAGTTTCTAAGTTTTTTTTAGTATCTTCAAATTCCTTGGCAACTTCAACTTTGTGCTTGTCCAGTTCTTTTTGTGTAACATTTATGTCTGTTCTGATTCGTCCCATCCACAAAATAGCAGGAACAGAGACAATAACTAAGCTAATAAACGTCCCCGCCCACCACTCAAAAGGAAGTTGCAAGTTTTTCGTGCTAACTTGATGCTCCTCTGTTGAGGGATTAACAGCCAAGTAGTATTGGTGTTGCATAATTAAATATACCTATTTTGTCTTGACTGTTGAGGGAGATAACCAACAAAGCTTGTATCTGAACTGATTATAATTGCATTTTGGGCGTTTGTGACCTGTTCATAAGCCCCAGTTGCCGAATCCACGATGTCATTGACGGTGGCCTTGAATAAACCGTCAAAACTTTCGACAGCCGATAAAAACTGGCTATTCCAATCCCCCCGAATCAAAAATACATGGCCCTGTTGTGCCTGAGTAGCTAAAGGGAGTGCTCGTTGCAGCTTGCTTTTGTCGGGTTTGATGGCCCTAATATCAAACTCCCTATTGATCGCTTGTAGTTCCTCCGCAAAATCACTCTCTAAAATTTTAGAACTGGCCCCACCCTCTAACTCATAGCGGATTTTGGTATTTATCCCATCGGCGATCGCCGTTCCCTTGATGGCCTCAAAAACTTCCCCCGCCTTTCGTTGAAATACCAGCAGGTCGAGAATGTAAATGTTTGTGCCGATCATTGCCATCAAACAACCCGCAGTTGAACAGGTCTTTTTCCCCGCATCCTCCCGACTGGTAGCAGCCAAATCCCAAAATCGAATTTTAATAAGCGGCTCACAGGGTAAATCAGCATAGTCAATGACTTTAAACCATTCACCACTAAAGACAAGACCAGCTTCATACCTGATTTTCCAGTTCCCGAATAGCAATCGTTGACGTTCAACTTCATGTAAAGCGTTTAAGTTGGCCAAGTATTCAGGGTTTTTGCGGAGAAGGGCGGGGTTGTCATAGATACTGGCGGCAATGAAAGTAAACGACTTAATCATGTCATCGTAGGTCACAAGTCCATTACTTCCCTCTACGATCGCCCGTAATTTCTCTTTATGTTCTTCTATTAATTCCTGTTTAGTATCTCCCCAGTAAGTTATCTCGTTAAATCGCAAAAAATACCTAATAACACCAGATCGTTCCATAATGGGATAGCCAGTTTCAGGATGCCACCACCACTGAATAAATGACGCAACCCAACTATCAGCGTCGGGGTTCATTGTTGCCCTTACTTTTGGCTTAATCCCACAGCCAGAACGGTTCCGAGACAACATATAGAAAAATTGATTTTCGTGAAAATGGCACAATTCATCAAACCCAATCCAACAAAATTGCGCTCCCTGATAATCATAAACAGAATCCTCATGCTGTAAAGGTCTAAATGTTATTTCCGATCCCGTTGACCATCGCCAAGTTGGTGGTTTACTGGTAAATCGCCCCCCAATCTCCCGATAAAGTAATTGACTTTCGGAGATTAAACCACCAGAGTTTGTTAACTGAGGATACGATCGCCTAAAAAATACAGCGTTATAGCCCGATGTCTGTATTGACTTTTGTTTTGCAGCATCAATTAACAAGAATGCTGATTTCCCTGAACCTGCGCTTCCCCCCGTAAAAAGCACATCAACCGGACAATTAAACATCTCAGTTTGTTTGCCTGGTTGTGGCGGTGGAAGTGGCCATTCAACTTTTGTGGTCGCTGAAACTTTAGCCCTAGTTGACTCTAGACAATGCCTTCGCAATTTAGGGCTAAGTAGTTGGGATGGTGAAACGCTATTTGCCACCTAACACCGTAAAGTCAGCTTCCCCCATCTCCAACCCTGGGACGGGATTAATACCAGCAGAAGAAGGTTCTGTTATATCAAAGCCTGCTTCTGTCAGTTTTTTGTAAGCGTGATTGATTACCATATCTGGGTTGGTTGCAAGTTCCTCAAATGCTTGTGCGATGACCGTTAAAAGCTCGTCAAATTGGGGGATGGCTTGCTCAATGTGTTCGTTATAAGTCTTGTCTGCCGCTTGCTCTAGCAGCGTTTTTACCGCCGACGATAGACTAACAATTTCGTCTCGACCATCATAACCCAATTCCCTTAAGGCAACTGATAAAGCACGATAGCCACTCACTTGACAACCTCCTTGATACGCTCTAATTACTTTAATCATTTGACGTTTTAGTTGTCAAGCAACTTCAGTAGTCAACTGATTTTGGCATAGCAGCTTACCATTTGTCACCTTGCTAAAAAGTTGGAAGTCCAAAATCGCTCACAGCAGGGCTTGTGGGATTTTAGAGTCAAAAAAGTTGGAGCGGTTTTTGAACTTGTGACACGACCATTGATTTTTCCCGTTTCAAACGGAACAACTCAAAACCCTTGCTGTGACTGATTCTTTAAGGGGGTTGGGGTCATCGAGAAAACGGCGTTTAGTCGCTGAAAGCATTACATGGCAAGACGTTGAGGGACATCGAGATAATCTACGACTCAAACTAATATCTTTTGCAGACTAATCAAGCTCAGTTTAGATACGACTAACAGCTAAACGTCTCAATATAGCTAAACGGGATTTAACACAGCTAAAACGCGATTCTATCCCCATCCCAGAAAGGATCGAGGGACAAGCACCAGCGAGAGGAAATTGGGGAGGGGGATCTGATGTACGAAAAAACTGATGTACGCACTAATGGAGGATAGGAGTATATTAATATAGTAGTATATATATGTTATTATTATTATTATTATTATTATTTATTATTATTATTATTTATTATTACTACTCTTTTTCTCCCATTTTCCCTGTACTCCTGTTAGTATTGTTAGCCCCTCTGTTAGCTATCTCTATCCCTTACTCCATATACATTACAGTCACTTTTCTCTACTGTTAGCATCCTCTCTACTTTTTTTATTCTTTTTCTCTAGTATTATATTATGTACTTTATAGAACATCTGCTTTTTTATTTTTTACTCTTAGTGGGGGGATGCTAACACTTACAGTTACACCAAAAATGAAAGCATTGCGGGGTAAGCACTTCAAGCTTTGTAATACAAATTACAGTGCTAACAGAGGCTAACAAAGTTTTCTAGTAAATTTGCTCAAAACAATACATTTTACTGTTTTAATGTTTAACAATATAACGGCGCAGTGGGAGAATTGACAAAAAACACGTAATTAACGTGTTGTACTGTAAGTTTAGTTTGCGCGTATTACAATGTTAATGATTTTGTCAATATTTGTTAGTCAACAAAATAGCGACATAGATCGTTAAAATCTAGTCGCTATAATTCTTTCTGCTGGTATTTGTTATTAATTATCGTCTAATTCAGCAAATTGGGTGTTGGACTGTTCTGGGAGCATTAGCGGCTCATTTTGTGATACAAGAAGTGTGGGATCGATGACTTCAAAGCCAGCCTTAGTGACTTGTTGGTATGCTTTATCAAGATCATTTTGACAGCCCAAGTTATTGATTAGGCTGACGCACTCCTTAAGTAAAACGACTGCATCCACAAAATCTTTCGATGGTCGGGCTGTAAAATGCTGGATTGCGGCCCTTCCATCCTCGTAAGTCCTTACTGTGTCCACGTTTACGGTGGGCATAGACGCAATTTCGTCTGCTCTCTGCAACAATTTGGACGTAATACCCAAAACCTTAGCTTGACATTCTCTCTGCTGGTGTTCTCTCCAAGCAAGGTCGTCCTGTTGGCGTTTTTGCCAGTACGCTCGATGACGCTCCTGCCAACGGTAAACTTTTTCCCAATTCACAAACGACACGCCAGCACTGCTTCCTTTCGGCACTAGGCGGCTATTCTTGAGATCTGGAGTACCTCCGTTCTGGTCGGGATTGTTTGCTGTTAAGACATTTTTAGACTGTTCATCAGCAACATATCGCCGCCATGCCTGAGTTATTGACGGTTTAATACCTGGTAAAAAATATTTTTGGAACTTGATAAAAGCCTCTGAATCTTCATCATCCTGCAAGTCCCAGATTGGCCACTTACTAAATTCTATCGGTTCTTTATCTGTTACTGAGGGCATATTTTTGGGTTGTCTCTTTATACTTCCACTCTACCAAAAAAAATTTTATTACACCACTCTCTGGGGTTTGGGAGTTGAAATATCCCCACCCCCCAATCCGTACTAGTCGGGATTTAGCCTCGGGGGGGATATAGAACAAAAGCTAGTGCTAACAGATGCTAACAGTACAAAAGTTGGTGCTAACAGGGGCTAACAGTTTTTTTGAACTACTAGTCTATCAACAATGCAAATGCAGTACCCTCGAACTGTATCTCGAACTGCTCAGGCCGTAGTCGCAGGAAATCCAAAGCGTAGCCGTAAACACGATCCGCTTGCGATTCTAGAGTGCGATCGCTTACTGTTGTGTTGCTAGATTGGGATAGTTTTTTGAGTTGCTGAAACATCTGATTAATTCCTTTACTTGATTACTTATCAGTATAAGACAATCCAAGTTATTTGTCAAGCTTAGATTGTCTTATTTTTTGATTTACTTAACTTTGATCGTGTCTAGTCCCTCTGGCATGACAAGCTTGTATGTGTTGGGGGCTGTTAGTTCGTACCCGTAGCCATTCATTAACGACGCTTGCCGGAACTTCCAGCTAAATTGCTCAGGATTAATCATCTCGCAGTTATTTGAGTCAGCTAGAGACTGTAAAGACGCGATCGCAGTCTCACTCTTGTCCTTAATATTGATCCCATCCATTAAAGCCAATAACGCTAGGTGAGCAGAGCTGCCTTTTTTGACGGCTTTAATGCGATCGCTCTCTACCGGCACACTGGGGTCGAGTCGTTTAAAGGGATCACTCAAACCACCTTTCGTATTCCCTGTTGTACCTACACTACGCTGGCCTTGGAGGCGTTTAATCATCACATCCTCTGACTTGATACACCCATACTCAACCCCTTTGTCACCTAGAAAGCTTTCAAGCTCACCTAAGTTTGTAAAGTGTAATCCGTTTAAATCTTCTATACTCTCAAAAGTATAAGAAAAAACAAATTGAGCATGATACTTGATCGGCTTAACTTCTACTGCTTTTTGCTGTTTAGCTAACACTTGTTTTTTGACATTAGCTAATGGCTGAAAATTAGACTTGACTAAATCAAACACACTGCTAGAAATAGCAGTTAAAGCACTGTAAGGCTTGCAAGCGTAATCGTCTGTGACGGGCCAGTAATAAAGCTCTCCCGACGATCCCGCCAAACCCGTCCCAATCGGCTCATTATCGCTTGCTGGTGTTACTTCTAACGCTTGATCTTTAGCTTGATTATTAACAGTCTCATTGTTGTCTTGATTGTCGATAGCAAAGTCTGATTCTAATTCACTGATAACAGACATTAATTGATCTTTAATCTCTACATCAGAGTCAAGATCAAAGCGTTTATCAAGCTTAGCAAGTTTTCCAAATTCACGGACTAAAGCAGATCCGCCTAACTGAGATACTTTTTTGATTTGTTGTAATGTAGCTTGAGACATAATGCTGCCCTCTCTGTATCGAGTTGTTAATGTTTGTATAAATCTAATCTCCCACAATCCCACAACTTTGTCAAGCCTTTTCAGCAAAAAAGTTTAAATTACTTTTAGCTATTGCTTACAAGCCTTACCCCGCAAGCAATAGCTAAAAAACACGACTATCTAAGCAGCTAAAAAGCTCTCGGACAAGCGTTCTAACACTTCCCTTTTGCTGGTATTAGTGTGCTTACTTAAAAGTTCCGCGCCATAGGCTACAGCCAGCTTGCGGGCATTGTCTATCGCCTCTTGATAGACTGTATCTATGTCCTCAAAAATACTGGTAACAACGCCCTTATTGTACATATCTTGTAAGTTTAGATTAAACAAAAACTCGTTTAGATCTTTACTTTCCTTAGCTACGTTGATCACAATTTCTAACCGCTTTTGCAATAGCTCTAAGCCTTTAGGGGTCAATTGTTGATGCAATTTATCGCCTTTCAATTGACGACTTTTTAACGTTTTATAAACACCATCTGGAAAGTGATCATAGATAACTTCTTTTGTGATTTGCGCCCAAGAGTGGGGTCGTAGATGTCCGTTCTGCTTTAATCCTGTAAGGCGTTCAAGTTGGCTATAATACTCATCTTCAAAGCGTTTTAGCCAGTGATTAACTGGCATAACATAGTCATCAATATTGACATTAGGGCATTTATCCTTTACAGTGGTAGTCATGTTGACCTCTTATGGTTAATGTTTGTATTTTTTGGGCTTGTACGCCCTTTTTTTGTGCTTTCAACACTTTATTAGTATAGCAAGATCACAAGGATAAGTCAAGCTAGAACGCTTACGGCGCAAGCCTTTCAGCCCCCACCCCCAACATAGTCTCAATCCTACTAATCGCAATATCAGCATAGGACGGCGAAAGCTCTATGCCATACCCCACCCGACCAGTACTAGCAGCCGCAACAATAGTAGATCCACTGCCTGCAAAGCAATCAACAATTAGATCGCCTTCGTCGCTGAATGCTTTTATGAACCACTCTGGGAGCTTATGGGGAAAGGCTGCTTGATGGCCATTGTTTTTATTAACTATGTGAATATCTAAGACATTACTAGGCAGGGCAACACCACTAACAAGATCGCTATTATCTAGCACCGGCATATTCCAGTGAGTGCCATTGCCACTATCTTCTCTTTTGCTGGTATTAGTCCCATCAAAGCAATAATCAGACTCATGCCCTACTCGCTCAGGGTAGAAGCGTTCAATTGCCCTATCTGACTTGGTAAAATGAAACACAGGTTCAAAGCCATTTTTAAAACGATTTGGCCAACTCCCAGGCGCGGCATTGCGTACCCAGCAAAACTCATCTACAAAACACCAGCCCCATTGTTCAACGTGGGCTATTGTTAGCTTTTTAACGTATAAATGTCTTTGCCCTTGTTCACAATGCTCTTTAATGTTTAAAAAGTAACTGCCGCTATTGGCTAACCACAGCTTAATATTATGCTGAACACTTTTAAACCAACCAACATAGTTATCTGGCTCTATTGGCACAAAACCACTATTCTCATCATATTTGCGCTGGCTGGCATAGGGCGGGCTAGTAAAGATAATGTCTGCTTTTTTATCGCCTAACAATTTGGCCCACACAGCAAGATCTAAGCAGTCACCAACAATAATCCTATGATCGCCTATCGCCCAAATATCGCCTGGCTTGCTCCTATTCTCTACTATCTTATCATCGTCTAAGCTATTGTTATCAGTCAGATCGTTGTCTGTAACAGCGTTTAAATCGTCGTTAAAACTTGTTTGTTGATTAGCATTGTAGATATTATCTAAGCTATCAAAACAAGCTAAGTTAGTGACATTATTTTCTAACAGATAACTAGACTGAGCAGCTAACAAAGACTGATCAAACAACTCAAAAACAGCTTGATCGCCTAACGCTGCAACGGTTGTGGCATTGTGGTCTATACTATATGCTATTGCGGCGGCTTGACTGTCTGACTTAGCGATAGTAGCTGGCACCAACCAATCAATAATCTTGTCACCCTTAAGTAGCGGTTCAACGTCTTTTGGTGGGTCGGTCTTATTTTTTTTGTAGAGGCTTTTGAGGACGTTAAGACTACGATCATGCCCCTCCACCAGCGTTAATTTAATACTTTTATCGGCTAAAATATCATCTACACTTAAGTCTTTATACTTATCATCTAGAAAGACTAGATCGACTTGGATCGGGTCACGGAAGCCATGATAGTCGATACTGGCTAAAGTGTGACTAGTAGAGTGCTTTTTGGAGTTATTAACTAAGCCTTCTAGACGGGAAAGGGGGATAAGGCGGTATTCAAGCATAATTGGTAAGACGACAACTAAAATCAATTATGCCATAAAATGACAAAAATACCAGCAAGGGCAAATTCTCTCGCTGGTGTTAATAAATGTTTAGTCTTTAAAAAGTGTATAAAAGTCTTAAAACTTTAGCTGCCACCAGCAGAGGGTAATAGTTACCTTGCTGGTGTTAGTAAATTAAGCTTTAAACTCAACGGCTAAAATGGCTTTTGCGGCTTCTTTAATACCACCTTCTAAACTAATGGCGATACCGTAACTAATCAACTCTTTTAGCTCACAACGGATGTTATGGCGATCTGTAGCTGTTAGAATGCGATAGGGGCGAATAGTATAACTAATCATTACTTCACCTCCCCACCAACTAAGATCACTGTATAGAGGCTGATACGAACGCGGCGGTTTAATTTGTTGGTGCGAACCTTAAACGATTGACTTTTTGTGTGTAACATGATTAATTCCTTTAAACGGTAAAACAGTTAAGTTATTAACTTTTATTAGCTAACTTCTTAACTGTTTTAATCATCACACAATCCAAGATAATTGTCAACTCTAGTCAGTCTTAATTTTAACTAAACCAACTAACAAGCCATTAACTGCACAATTGATTTGGCCATCACTAAACTTGATCATTGTTTGTTGGCTATTGCCAATAGCATTGAGCAAGATTTGAGGCGATAAAATGAGCGTAAAATCAGCACCAGCGCAAGCAATATCGGGCTTAAAAGTGTGATTTTTGCTGTTAACTGTTAGATGATTATCATGCCAACAGAACTTAATGTAATCATCATATTTGTTGCACATCTCAGCCATCTTAACCAGTTCTTTGCTATCGGCTAAGATGATAGAATCACCGATAAAACTAGACATTAACTGGGTGGTTGAATCATACAACCGTTTAGCATTTGTTCGCCCATAACTAAACGGTTGTGTCAGTGTTAGGTCGTCTTTAATAACGTTTAATGGGTTATCGTCATAGTCAGTACCACCATCATAAACATTAATAGTTGCCCCAACAGGCATAAACTTTTTAATTAAATTAATTAGGCGCGTATAGATGCGAAACCCAGTGTCACTATCGGCATAAAAATCGGTTTCTACCGACTTGTAGTAAAGTATTATGCCATTAGTAGCAAACACAGTAATTTTGTTATCCTTTGGCATAATTGCAACACCATTAAAGTCTTGCCTTGCGTCTTTAGTTGTGCAAAACTGGCTGGCATCAATAATCATTTGGCATAGACTGTCGGTAAGGATAAAAGAGTAGATTAATTTACCCTCGCTGGTATTGTTAAACGAACTCTCTGGCTCCCGCCCACACACTTTAAACTGACCATAATCGTAGTTGATCACCAGTAAATTATCTGGGTCATAATCAACCCACAAATTAAACTTTTTAAGCTTGTTTAGAACCGTATTAAGTATAGTTGTGGGCAATTCCAAACACCATTCAACGTCTTTATTGAATGGTGTAGTAGCAACACTTACATTGCCACCATAGATACTGCCATCGCTGTTAATTGTGACCGAATCAGAGACGGTTTTAATCGCTTGAATTGCTTGGTGTAAATTGTACATAGTAGTTAATAATCTGCCTAATAGTTGACGTAATGGTTGATTTTTTTTGCTGTTGGCGCAACCAGCTAATCTCTTCTGGACTTAAAAAGGTGATAGTGGTTTGCTTGAGTGGTTGGTCGTAGTCGTCAATGACCTTGACTTTGCAACGATCCTGTTTAAACTTAGCGATCGCCGCAGATAACCATCCTGGGGTGAAAGCTAAAGCCCGTTGCGACTCGGTAAGACTGGCACAGACCCGATAGGTTTTTTTACGACTAGTCGGACAGCCCTTACAGTTCTGCTGCTGGTGCTTTTTATAGCTGGCAGCATCAATGTCATAAACACGACTACAACCCTCACATTTGACTGTATGAGTTAACCGCGCCCTTGACATTTCTGGAGTGCGTTTATTAAAAGTTGACAAGATTGTTAATGTCATATTGTTAGCAATAAGGTTTAACTGATATTATAATCAATCAAATCTTATTGTCAAAGGTGTTAATCTATCCAAAAAATACGTTTTAATTCGTGACGGCGTACAAATAATTGCTGCCAGAACAATAAATCAGAACGCCCTTCTAAGCGGCGTAAATTGCGGAACCAAAGATAAGCCCAGAGCAAATAAACCACTTCAAACTCGGCATTATAGCCAGACTGACAACACAGTTTAACTAGCCGAGGGTAGCGACGTTTAATTTCTGCTTTGTCGGGTTGTTTAAACGTGCCAATAAACTCAGCCCCATAGTTCTCAACTTGGCGTTGTAATTGGTGTTCATCAGCAGAATAATACTCGCCTTGTTTTTTGATTAGATAACAGGTAGTAGCCACAATTAATTCCTCAGTAAATAATGTTAATAAATTTGCCTCGCTGGTATTCGTGAATGATTAATACCAGCAAGGGGGAGTGGTTAAAGCCTGTTGTTTACAACCCGAACTAGCGCAGTAAGCACTAATTCGTGAAGTTTTCCATTTGGCTCTACGAGATGAGCCACTTTCTCATATCCTATAGTGGTTGACTTAATACCAAATCCTTGTGCAGCAATATTGACCGCAGCCAACTCTTGATCTGTCAAAGAGTTGAATGTTAATTTTGCGCCAACAATTGTCATTTGTTCAGGGTTAGTCATTTTTACCTTTATTTGTGTAAATTGTGTTAACTTTTTAAACTATCCTAACAATAGCTTAGTCTGGGATATTTGTCAACTAAGCTATTATTATAAACCAACTACCAAGCCCGAACCGCAACAGTTTGAGTGCTGGCTTGACGGTTGCGTTCGGCGTAGGCAAAGGCACTGATAGAGTTCAAAAACTCAGCCTGTTTGACGTTCACCGCAGAAGTGGGGTCAATCACCCGATCAACCAGTTTAGTCGCGTTCTTTTGCTTACCGTAGTTGTGGTTTAAATACTCAGTGGCAACATTTAAAAGCCCCCAACAAGTGTTATAAGCCGATAACATCTCACCACCCATATAATGCCCAGACTCAAACTGGCTAATGAGCGATTGCACCACTTTATTTTGGTCAGCTAAAGTCTTGGTCGGGTCGCCAAATTGTTTAACCAACTGGGTTACCGCTACAGCCATTGGCATTTCTGTATCTGCCAATAGTTGAAACTCAGCTTGGGTCTTCTCCCACTTAGCCACTGCTTGCTCCATCGTGCGGCGTACTTTTTGAACATCAAGATTTTTGTGGGAGATGATTAAATTGTCGCTAACCTTGGCCGTCATCCCATTAGTGCAGACAAGACGTTCTGCCATCAATCCAACCGACAGTCCCATCCCATAGTTATAGGGCATCCGCAAAATCACCTTGCCATCTACGCGATCGCCCCCAGGTAGTTGCATTGTGGTATTGGAACCAAGAGAACCAGCAGCAAACAATGTCGGCTTAAGTTGTTCCTCACCATACTTGTCTTGCTCTACGGACTGAATCGTGCCAATCTTTTCAAGGTCGATTTGGTTAGCACTGGCAAATTCACGGAACAGGTTAACAGTCTCACTAAACGATGGTGCATCCCAATCTTTACTCACCACATCCATAAACATACCGTCCTCTATGCGATAGAGTACAGGACGCTTGCCACTTTGATATTGAAACATGTGTCCATACTGAGTATCAGACTTTGCAAAATGCCAATCCAACCCAATCTCATTCAAAATTTTATCGGTTGACATTGACCCATCAACATCAATACCAAGCCCCCTGAAAATATCTTTTTCTTGCTTGGATGCAAGTTTGTAGCCAGCTGACTTTGCCAAATCAGACACTAAAGACATACAACTAATTCCTTTAAACTATTGACTATAATCAATATAGCTTAATTTTAGTTATTTGTCAATTTATCTGGCACTTAAATAACGAATAAAGGTGCTGGCAATAAAATCATCTAGATTGTAGTTTTTATGCTTTAAATAAGCCTGTAATTTTTCGTAAATAGGCTTAAATATCTTAACCTCAATCGTAGTCGTGGCGGGAATGTTGAGCTTGCTAGGTATATCCCCATTTTCAATCATTGCCCAAATAGCTTTGTTAAAACTAATATCATTAAAAGTTACCCATCGCACTAAGTCACCACCCTGAAACTTGTAGGGAATTTTAACAGGTCTAATAGTATCTTTCATCCCAATTGGCTTGGGTTTAAACATTCGAGCATGGCGCAATACTCTAGAAATATTGGCTTTGTTATCGTAGTTAAAAATAACCGCCAGCATCTCATACGAATACCTATGAACGAGGTAATAATCTAAGATGTATTGACCGTTCTGGATGTGTGCAACTTTGGCCTGATAGCCACTTAAAATATGTAACTTAATATCCTTCTCATGCAAAAAATCACATAACTGGTAATAATCACACCCCAACCTATCTGCAACATCCGCCAGAGTATAGTAAGGTTCTTCTTTGCCATCCCGTTTATTGCTGTAATAAATATCTTTAATCTGCTCTAGATCAAAATTAGCCATACTAAAACCCTGCCTATTTGTATAGACAGAGTTTAACACTTAAAAGCAGTTGTCAGGCAAGTAAATGTAGTTACCCCCAAATTACCCCATGCTCAACAAGGTAACGACGGTGTACGGCTTTTGACTTGCCTTGTGCATTTTCGACTAAGTAGAGGGGGTTTTCTTTGTCTGCAAGAATTACCTCTGTGACTTTTGCTGGTTCTTTTGCCTTGATAAAACAAGGATCAAAAGCCGGTACAGACGGGAAAAAGTCTTTTGACAATATAAATGGTATTGTGATCTTCATTGATTAATCCAATCCTAATCGTGTTTTAGCGGTGGGGTCAAATTCATACCCCACCCCAATACCCAAAGCTTCCTGTTGGGAGTGGCAGGGGATTTCTGCCTCAATGTCTCCCGCCATAACTTGAATGCGCCATACCCCCAAAAACTTGTAGGGTACGCCTTTTATCTGTGTGACTTTAATTATGGCTATACTCGCTCCAATACCATTCAGATTTGGGGTGGCTTTCTAGCCATTTATCTGTTTTGTCCATCCGGCAGAGCATCTCATCTGTCTCGTAATGCGTATCATAGGAGCAATCACGTTGGATAACATAAAGAACACTACCTGGGGGGTGAGGGTATTTGGGTTTGGGGCCGAGCCACTGCCAAAAGCAAGCGGCGCAAAAAGCTAAGAACAAAACAGTGTGAACTAAATCTTGATCAGGTTTTTTGGTGGGCATGGATTGTTAACCTTGGGGGGCGTTTTTTGAGAGAAATACCAGCAGGAAGAAATTCTAATTCGGCGGCGATAATATCACCCGCACTAAGATTGCTTGGGGCGATCGCCGGAAAAGACGGGCCATGCTGATTGCGGTGGTGGCAGTAAGGAGCGATCCTGACTTCGTTTTGCCCTATCGCTAGAATCTTGTACATTCTGCGCTCCATTGTTGGGCATAGTCTCAATGACATGATTTACCTCGCTGGCGCTATTTACTTCTGGGTAGTGGGCTAAAAATCGTCTGGCCGCATCTCGCCAGTCAACGGGGGGAATGGGGGGAAGTTCTGGCATTATTGACTCTCCGCTTTGGCGATCGCGGCTTTAGCTTTTTTAAAGTGTTCAGACCAGTATGTCTCTTCATAACCGCAGTTGTGGCACATCTCTAAACTCATGTGTTCATTGTCCATTAAGCCCTTTAACGCCTTCAATAAATCAGGGGCGGCGGCGATCAAATTAAGCTGTGTCTCAGTGACATAAACAACACGGATAGGTGTTTTTTCTAGCCCCTCCCCTGTATTTAGCCAGCAGTCTAAAGTCCCATCCAAATCGGCTTCTTTGCATAACGTTACCTGCCAACTTTGTTTAGGCTTAGTCTCAAGTTTTGCGGCATCCGCTTTGGCGATCGCATCGTTAGCCAAGTCGTAAAGTTCAGCATCACCATCGCTGTTGAGGCGGTTTGCAGCTTGATATGCCTTCAACGCTTCTAACAGGTGATTATGGGCTATTTGTTGCGACTCAACATCCCCCGACACGAGTAGAGTGCCATAGTTTTTTGTGGACTCGACTAAGTTATCAATGACAGCCGTATCCCCACTTTTAATGCCATGTACAGCCGCAAAAACTGACTGCCATAGGTGAAGTCCTAAAACCGTCCTCGTAGAGCTAGGATGCGCCTCTAAATGCGCTGCCAGTGCGGTCAGTGTTGCAACCATCTCAGGCAATTTATCCAACACCGCAAAAGTATCAAAGCCTTGCTGCGTAAGCTTTTTACCTATTGGATCTAAATGAATCATTGCGATTAATCCCTTGAAAACTACTGTAATCACTAAATCATTTCTAATCATAGTTGTCAAGCTCACAACTAAACGCTAGGCAACAGCCACAAATACCAGCAGAGAAATATGGTTATATGACTAAGCAGTGCGTATTAATAGAGATATATTATATTAATAATATATTATTATATTTATTATTATATTTATTATTATTATCTTATCGTTCTCTACTGTACTGTTAGCCTTTGTTAGCACTACTTTCTGTTCTTATTTCTTCTGCATTCCCTACCCTGCAAGCTTTTCTCCCATCTGTTAGCATTGTTAGTGTGTTTTTCCTGATCATTTTTATTTTTTCTTTTCCATAATACAATACTACTCTATACTTGTCTATGTACCCCAGTCCCATTTAGTACATCAAATTTTTATCTCTTTTTAAAAAATACACACACACACATTTTTCTAAAAATCAAAAGCATTGCCATATAAGGGTTGTAGCATTTTACAATACAAAAAGCAGTGCTAACACATGCTAACAGTACATCTGCTAATACCTCCCCTTGCTGGTGTTTTTTGCTTGACAACTGTGATAATATAGGGATGTAGCACCAATTTAGTCATTTCAAGCAATTGGTAAACTGATTGAGTTACACGATTAATTCCTTTAAATGATGGCAGGGCTAAACACCCTGCTATTTTTTTTGCAAGCTTGACAACTATTGTTGTTAATGATTAAATTGTGATTGTAGTTTAGTTAATTTTTAAAGGATATTAATTGTGTACAGCAATAGTAATTGGATTGATTGCGCTGGGCGGGACGTTTTAGTGCCTAGCAACGAACCATTAGATGATTTGCGTGGCGACGATCAGGACGATGATCAACCCACTGTTAAGTTGACGGATGAGTTGGTTTTTGTTGAGTTTTAAGGTAATTAAATTTAGTTAGGTGAAAACCATGTTTAAGAAAGCAGAACGGTCGCGTAAAAAACTGCGGTTGGCGATCAATGGCCCGTCTGGTGCTGGCAAAACTTACTCAATGTTAGCGATCGCTACTGAGTTAGGTAAAAGGATTGCAATGATTGACACCGAACACGGCTCTAGCACTCTATACGCCGAATATTTTGGGTTTGATCAATGTGATTTAACTCAATACCATCCCAACAAATACATTGAAACAATTCGCTTCGCTGGTGCTAATGGTTATGATGTGATTTGTATTGATAGCTTGAGTCACGCATGGCTTGAAATGCTTAATATGGTGGGGGGGAATTACAATAATTGGTCTAAAGTCCGTCCTTTAGAACGAGCTTTAATTGATTGCATTTTAGCTAGTCCATGCCACGTTTTAGTGTCTATGCGTGCCAAAAGTGATTATGTTGACGGAGTGGGAGCAAATGGCAAGCCTACAAAAGTCAAAGTCGGCACTAAAGCTGTAATGGGTGACGGTATTGAATATGAGTTTGACGTTGCTGGTGAAATTGATTTAGGTCATGTTTTCACTGTCAGTAAAAGCCGTTGCAAGCCACTTCAAGACACAACTTGGTCTAACCCAGGGAAAGAACTTGCTGAACAACTTAAACAGTGGTTAGAACAGGGTGCTGAAAGTATTGAGGTTCGCCCTGAACAAGTAGTTGTCAAAACTGAACAGCCAGCAGTCACTCAATCTAAACCATTAACTCCTCGCAATCAAATTGCCGCCACTTTTAAAGATCATTACACCAATTTAGGCGTGTCGCGTGACAAGGCAATTGAGATTATGCACAGCATTGATGCCAACGCAAATCATCCGGCAGAGTTACAACCCGACGAACTCAAGCAATGTCTTGATCTGATTAGTCAGGAGGCTAAAAAGATGCAAGCTTTGGCTGATGAGATTGCAAAACCCAATGGTGATATTGCTGAAATGATGATCGATCACTACGAGCCTGATGGTGATGATTTATTGGCTGAACACTTACCACCCGATGACGGCGGTGAAGCAGCCGTAAACTGGATGCACAAGTAAACGATTAGCACCAGCAAGCGGCTAATAACTGTCTTGCTGGTATTTGTAACAATGTTAGTCAACACCAAAAAACATTGGTTTAAGCAGCTAAAAGAATCCGACCCAATCAAAGAATCAGTCAATTGGGGGTTTGACTACAGTGTTGTTTAACGAGAAAGATCTAAAAAATGGCGACCTAGTTTTTAATATGGAGGCTTATGCTCGAATTACCTCACAATGGCCAAATAGGGGCGATTGTCCCTACTGCGGAAGAGAAGGGAGCCTGTCCAACACCCTTTTTGCCAAGTGTATTAACCCCGACTGTCAGAGCAAAAAAATACGGGACAGGAAGAAGAAAAAGGCTAAACGAAGTAAGCAAAAAAGCCAATGATTATAAAGGATTCGGTCAGCCGTTTGAAGGTAAATTTGAATGGTATATAATCGAATGGAATCATGAATGGCTAAGTGACGAGGGTTTAGAAGTTGACCTAATTGAATTGCATTGGGTCAAAGTTTTAAAGCCCAGTAAAAAGCAACGGATTTTCTACACTAATGCCATGTCTTTTGCTGGTATTAGTGACAATAAAATGTCTGTTGAAGATTTTTTGGCTTGCGTTTTTATGGGCTATTGTTCCGACAAAAGCAAAGTTCCAGCCGCTAATGCTGCTTGGCTTTATCGTGCCAACTTTAAAGGCGATACTGAGCCACGCGACCCCATCGGTCAACTCTATGGCACATGGAATGATGGGGACTTTCAAGACTCACTAATAGATACAGTGGCATTTAAACATTGCTTCATTGATGAAGTAGTGCCAGAGGAGCAAGTGGAGCGATTTAGTAAGCGTTTAAAGCGTTGATATTTAGCTTGACAACTGTTATTATTAATTTAATTCTAGCCTACTACAAGGATGGAATCGGGTAGTGAATAATCAATAACAACACCCTCAGATTAAATGTGACTGGTAAAACAGCAACATCATTTAAGGTCTGTAAAAGTTGAAGGCTGTGAGACCCGACCCTGTCAGGAATGGGGGCTTTTAATTATTAATACCAGCAGGGTAAAATGTATGTTTATTGCTTGTTTTTTAGATGGTACTCAGGAAGGTACGACAAAAGAATTATCAATTAATTGATAACTATCAAAATGTTTTGTTTTATGCAACCAATAGCTATTTGTTCGGTAAAAAAATAGTAGCACTTGCGGCTAAACATATATTAACAGTACACGCAAACAGTGTTAACCATGCGATCACATCCGATCAACTTTAGCTAAAATCTTTTCAAACGCCTTCTGGTGCGTATCGTCATCAATCCATAAATTATAAGTGTCGGCATGGACTTTTTCGCTATGCCCCATTTGCTTTGAGGCCAGTCTAATATCCAGCCCTAAGTCAATTGTCCTTCTAGCCCAACAATGTCTAAGCGCATAGGGTGGGAAGGGGATGTGGTTGCGCTGGAATATTTTGGTGACGCGATCGCCGTAGTCTCGATAGTATTTTCCGGTGCATTGAGGCAAACAACAATCAGTCAAGTTAAATTCGTCAAGCCAGTCGGGGTAGAAAGGCCAAGTTTTTCTCGCCCCGCGTTTGCCCTCGGTCACATAACAAATTCGATTTTCTACCAGGTAGCCAAGATCAACAAAAAATAATTCATGATTCCGCAACCCAAACGTTGCCAACATCCCGTAAGCCCATTTGCTTGACGGGTATTTAATCCTGTCATACCACTCCACGATAGTTTTGTCGTCTGGTAACAGCCTAGGATTGACTTTGCTGGCTGAATAATTGCCTCGTAGCGACGCAACATTCAAATCTAGCTGCAAAAACCTGGCCAACCCTCCTAACACCACACAAGCTTTTTTACGGGTGGAAGTGTTTGGCTTAGTTTTTGTCTTGATAAACTCCTGTAATACCTTTGCTGTAACGATCTTGTCACCATCAAAGTGGCTTAAGACGGATAAATAATCATGCTCCCAAGTGCCTAGGCTTTGAATCGTCGGTAAGTGATCAATAAAATACTGCTCTTTGAATCGGGCGATCGCATCCTTAAAGGTCAGCTTACAAATACCAGCAGGAGAAGTTTTGTCTGGCCAGGTAAACGTCCCATCCTCTAGTTGAATCGCCAAAACTAAAGCCCTGTCTTTTGCCTTCTCCCATCCCATCGGGTCACTCGCTAATCCCGTTGCTATCCTCTGCTGGTGCTTATTTTCTTTTCCGCTCCCAGGCTTCGGCGGTAGCGTTGCTACTAAGTAGAGCCACCCACTCCGATCTACGATTGTCACGTTTTTTACTTTCATCGTGGCTTAAATTTGGCTTAAATCATAGCCAATTGGTAAGGCAGATGTCGGCAAAATCGGTCACACACTTAAGGCGGCACCCAGATTTGAACTGGGGAATGGAGGTTTTGCAGACCTCTGCCTTACCACTTGGCTATGCCGCCGCTTTTAGCGATAATTTATTATATCTCTCTTGTGTTACTTTGGCACTGGTAT